TTGACGCTTGGTTATTCAATTTTTGAGCTAACCTGTTTGCCCTCTGCCCTTAAAAACGTTGATTTTACTGGGTTTCTGCTTGTTTTCCTATGTCAACGCTCTTGACGGAGCGTGACCTTTTTCGAGCGCCAGTCACGGTGGGCGTCGTGGAAGTTCTCGGGCAGAGGAAGGGGCGGTCTGCCGAATTTCACGCCCCTCGCCTTCTCCGCCGCGATGCCCTCCGCCTGCCGCTTTTTGATGCTCTCCCGCTCGCTCTGGGCCACAAAGGACAGGATTTGCAAAACCAGATCGGCGATGAAGGTGTCCATCAGGTCTTTGCCCTGCCGCGTGTCCAGCAGGGGCATATCGAGGACGCGGATGTTCACCCGCTTCTCCTTAGTCAGCACCCGCCACTGCTCCCGCACCTCCTCGTAGTTCCGGCCCAGTCGGTCGATGCTCTGCACGCAGAGCAGGTCACCGGGGCGGAGCCGCCTCACCAGCCGCTGGTACGCTGGACGCTCAAAGTCCTTGCCCGATTGCTTGTCCATGTAGATGTGGTTTCCGTCCAGCCCCGCCTCGCGCATGGCGATGACCTGCCGCGCCTCATTCTGGTCCGCGCCGGATACCCGAATGTAGCCGTATTGTGCTGCCATAGCTCGCTCGCCGCCTTTCCTCTTATTGACGGAAACGGTATCACAAAAGCGGACAAAACCATACCCCCGGCGGCGATTTCCGCCTCGCTTTTGATGCAGCCCCTAAAGCGCAGACCATCGGAAAGAGCACGCGAAATGTCGCACTTGCCGTGATGGCCAATAGATATTTCTCCAAAAAGATTGCGCATGGGACAATGAGGAAGTAACCGCTCAGGCCTGCAAGCTTGTTCGCGATGGGGGTTGCCACATCCCACGGCAGCACAGTGATTGCCGCTTATTTGTGTGAGCGGCAGCTCGTTGAGATGACGGCCTTGATATACGAAGCTGCGTTTTACGCTTACACGGGGCCATTGTACTAAGAAAGTGCAAGAGCATCGGGGAGAGGGATGTTCTGTGGAAAAACTCCAACTATACAGCCCTGCGCAGGTCTGATACACTAAGGCTGTATTTCAGGGCGAAGTAAGTTAGGGCGGAGTAAGTTAGGGAGGAACGGCGACAGAAAGGGGGTTATTGCGCCCTCCGTCAGACTCAAACGAACTGGAATTCAATAAAGGACAAGAACGAAACCGTAATTGCTCATAGGAGCGATTGCGGTCTTTTTTTGTCTCAAAATCGAAAGGAGCAAGCAAATGAATGTCAAATAGCAAGCTGATCGAGCTGAGCTACTACGATCCGTCGGCGCAGGTACGGTTATCCGCCTACGCTGATACGATTGTGCTCGATCACAACGAAAAAGGAGGCGTGATCTGTGCGATCCGCTTCGGTGGATACCCCGAGATGGTTCGGGCTATGGCGGACGCCATCTACGGCGGCGCGACCATAGAAGCCACCCAAAACGATACGGTGCGGCTGCTGCAAAGCTCTCTGAAAGGGTATCGGCGGCAGCTGACTCACGACGGTGTGTATGCCGTGGCTACGCTCATGGCCAGCGACGACACACAGGAGGAGGACCGTCAGCAGGACGACGGCGAGGAGCGAACGCTTGAAAGATCGGAGCAGCCGCGAAAGTGCTATATTTACTGCCCCGAGGGAGACCGAACACGTCTTTTCGAGGAGCTGGATCACAAAACGGCAGCGCCGCTCATTCCCGCGTTTCAGGGCTATGTGCTTGCTGCGCTCGAAAGCCACGGCGACCTCCGGCAGCTGGAGGTCGTCTCGCAGAAGGAGCGGATCGACGCATGGGTGCTGGAGCTGGCAGTAGAGGATAGGAATGTCATTGAGGTGCTGGAGGAAGGGCTGAAGGCAGGGCTTATTCAGATCCCCGGCGCGGTTTCCGGTGCACCGGACGGCTTTACCGATGTCAACAATGTCACAGGGTACCTCAATACCTTTGGCGTGACCGTCGCGGACCGCATCCGCAATCAGTTCATGCCGCTCTTTGATCCTGCCGGCGAACCGCTCTCGGATGAAGTGCTGTCCATCAACGACTTTATCACGCAGCGGGCCGGTTATTCCCTCTATGACGCCCAGCTCGCGGTGGCAGAGGCCGTCAAGCGGCAGCTTGACCGCAGGCAGACAGCACTCATCATCGCGGAATGTGGTAGTGGAAAGACGAAGATCGGCTCGACCGCCCTTGGCGCGCTGCATGGACTATGGGCTGCACAGAGGGGGCGCGGCGCGGAGAAGTCCTTCGGCATCGTCATGTGCCCCTCCCACGTCACACGAAAATGGGTGCGTGAGATCGGGGAAACGCTGCCGGACACCTATGCCATGGTGGTGCACAGCATCACAGAGCTGGACCGTCTCTATGCTCTCTACGAGCAGGGCGATAAGAGCGTGTACGCGGTCTTTTCCAAGGAACGTGCTCGGGATGGCTATATGCGCTATCCTGCCGTGCGATGGAATGAACGCCGCCGCGCGTTCCTCTGCCCGGACTGCGACGCGGCCATCGAAATGGAGATCAGCGAGGATGGGGCGCACTACACCGTACCGGCCGATCAGTTCTTCTTTCAGAGGGAGCATAAGAAAAACCATGTTTGTCCTAAATGCGGCACTCCGCTATGGTCGGCGGTCAATCCGGACAGACGGATGGAATGGGTCAAAATCGGCGAATACGGATGGGTACACCGCTATGGTGCCGAAGCTCATCTCAAGCGTACGAAAAACGCGCACGTTTGCGACCAGCTCGCGCAGATCGCGCAGGATCCGGACGGTTACTATCCGGTTCGCGGCGCACAGCGGCGTTATCCGCTGAGCACCTACATCAAGAAAAAGCTGCACGGCAGGATCGGCTCCTTCCTCTGCGATGAGCTGCACGAATACAACAATGCCAGCGGCCAGGGTGACGCAATGGCGGAGCTGTACGGCGCCTCCAAGCTCTTTGTCGGTATGACGGCGACCCTCATCAATGGCTATTCCTCCGGCATTTTTCACCTGCTCTACCGCATCGTCCCCGGGCTTATGCTCAAGGATGGAAAGCAGTATGGCAGTCCCGGCGATTTTGACGCGGAGTACGGTGTGGTGGAAAATGCTTACGAAACAAGGGACGCGGAGTATAACGCCAACCGGCGTGCCAGTAAGCGGAAAACGCGCACACGCCAGCTTCCCGGCGTTTCGCCGCTGGTGTTTTCGCGCTTTCTGCTGGAATACACGGCTTTTTTGTCCCTGTCGGACATGGGAAAGGATCTGCCGAGCTATGAGGAGATCCCTGTGGCGTTGGATATGCCGGAGGACGTTGGGGAGTGCTATCAGGCTGTGCAGAAGGTTCTCCAGAAGGTCCTGAAAAATGATCGAAAAGCCGCGCAGAAGATCCTCTCGGCTTATCTCAACCTGCTGACGGTCTACCCGGACCAGCCATACGATCAGCCGGAGGTCATTCATCCCATTACGGGAATGCCGATCGTAACGCCCCAAAGCTGCGGAGACTTCTCGCGCTTGTTCCCCAAGGAGGAAAAGGTGCTGGAGCTCGTGCGGCAGAAGGTGGCGAACGGTGAGCGTGTGCTGATCTACACCAGTTGGACGCGCACGGATTCGCAGCAGAAGCTATTAAAGCTGTTGCAGGAAAACGGCTACCGCACAGAGATCCTCGCGCCGCAGATCGCCACGGAGAAACGCGAGGAGTGGGTGGATAAGCGGGTCAAAAACGGCCTGCAGGTCCTCATCACAAATCCTCGCTGCGTGGAGACCGGTCTCGACCTCAATGCCTTCACCACCATCATCTTCTACTCGATGGGCTATAACCTCTTTACACTGCGGCAGGCGTCGCGCCGGTCGTGGCGTATCAATCAGACGGGGCCAAAGGTGGAGGTGTATATGCTCTATTACGCGGATACCCTGCAGGCCAAGGCGATAAAGCTGATGGCCTCAAAGCTGGCGGTCGCAGGCATCATCGAAGGAACGTTCAGCGAGGAAGGGCTTGCTGCCATGAGCGACGTCAGAGACATGACCTCGCAGATGGCTAAGGAGCTGGCCGCGGGTATCCGCGACAACGTGGAGGATATTGCCGCAGCCTTTAAGAAAATGGCGATCATCAACCCCGAACGCAAGAGACCCGCACAGCTGACCGTGAAGGAAAACGCCCTGCCGGAACCGGAGGCATCGTCTACTGATGAGGGCAGCCGCACACGATCGGCGCAGGCCGCGGCAAGCTGGGAACTCTACGAAGGGCTGCTCGCAAGAACACAGGAAGAAAAGAAGAAACAGAGGTCGAAGGTGGCAGAGGTGGATGAAAACCAGCTGTCGATCTTCGATTTCGCCGCATAAAGGAGGAGATCATTTGCACATAACCATCAACCGCGCCGAGCTGCTTGCGGCAGTAAAGCGCGCATCGACCATCGCGCCGCCGGACTCTCCGCTGGATGTACTGCGCGGTGTTTTGCTGGAAACAGACAGCGCCAACGGTATGCTCACCGTCACCTCTACCAATCTGGAGGTCTCGCTGGCAGAAAAGCTGCCCTGCACCATCCATGAGGACGGCGCTCTTGTTTTCGCCGCAAAGACGCTCGGAGAAATGCTCCAGCGGCTACCGGAGGAAACCGCAGAGCTCTGCCGCAGGGAAAACCGCGGACGCATGGTTCTTACGAGCGGCACCGCGGGCTACAGCGTGGATGTGTGGGACCTGGGGGCCTTCCCCAAACCCGATTTGCCATTCCCGGAGGATACCGTCAAGGTCAGCGGCGTGCCTTCCATGACGCAGCATACCGTTTTTGCTACGGCACAGGACCAGAGCAAGCCGCTGCTGCGCTGCGTGAACCTGATGTTTACCAGCACGGGCCTGCGTGCGGCAGGGAGCAACGGGAGCTGCATCGTGACCGCCAAGGGCGACGATCAGAGCACGGGAGACATCAGCCTGCTGATCCCCGCGCCCTCATTGGGAAAGCTCGCCGGGATGTGCGGGAATGAGGATGTATTCCGCGTCGGCACTACGGGAAAAAGCATTGTCTTTTTCAAAGAAAACTTTCTTTTCAGCTCGCGTCTTATGGACGGCGGCTACATCGACACGGAATCACTGCTGAAGACCATCACGAACCGCTTCACCGTACTCACGGACATTAAGGAAATGCGCGACGCGCTATCCTCGGTCATGTCCGTCGCTCCGGATGGGCGGGTGCGGCTGAGCTTTCAGGATCAACGGCTGCTATTTCACTGCTCCGGCGATCTTGGCAGCGCCTCCGCCGGTATCGAGGTGATCGCGCTGACAGGCACACCTACGGGCGAATACTGGTACAGCGCACGACAGCTCACATCCTGCCTGAAAGCGCTTGGCGGTACGATCACCCTTGGCATCGCGCAAGGCGGAATGCTGACCATCAGCACACAGGACGCCTATTACCTGCAAAATGTCATGCGCGCGCCGGCTGCGAAAAAGAAAGTAACCAAGGCGGCTAAGCCGCCCGCAGCGAAAGCGGCATGAAGGGGGGGACTGCATTTGGAGATCCCGAAGATCTGCCGCTATTGCGGCGGTGTTGTCCGTCTGGCCCCTGCTGCGGAGGTCTACGGAGCGGCAGCAGCAAGGCGTCTTGGCATCGAACGGGAGAAATTCTATCAATGCCAGAACTGCAACGCCCGCGTCGGCTGTCATAAAGGCACCACACGGCCGCTCGGCAATCTGGCCAACGAAACGCTTCGGCTGAAGCGAAAGGAAACGCATCAGGTCTTTGATAGCTTTTGGAAGGAACGCGGTATGACGCGGACGCAGGCTTACCATTGGATGGCAAAGAAGCTACGGCTTTCCGAGCAGCTCGCCCACATCGGCGGCTTTGAGATGGATCGCTGCCAAAGGCTCATCGATCTGTGCGAAAAGGGACGAAACAAGGAGGCGGCATAGTATGTGTGAAAAGCATTACTGCACCCATTCACCGGAGACTCTTTGCTCCTGCGCCCCGGTGCAGAGCGGAGATGTGGCCCAAATCGTATTTCACATGGCAGAAAACATGGAGGACATCCGCTGGGAGCTGGACTACAAAAGTCTTGCGGACCTGAGCGGCCATCGGCTCTGCGCGATGGGCAAATGCCGTCAGTGTGGCGGACGCCTGTGCGCCGGCCAATACCCTGTTGACGCACAGACCCCGGAGGATTTCCTTGCGGCAGTGTACCGGCAGCTCAATCAATTCCATAGACGGCTCGATGCCGCTCTCTCCCATCCGGCTTTTCGTGAAAGATTTGCGGCGATGTTCCATGAGGAAGACCGACCGTTTGTAGAGGACTGGCTGGTGCAGAGAGAAGCGAAAACCGGAGACAAAACAGAGGGGCAGAAAGCCTACACCATCGTCCACACGGCAGCCTACGCCGACCGCGGCGTTTTCCCTGCTCCGGATGCTATCGCGACCTTTTTTGACAAGGCACTTGCCGAGAAGCGGCTGCGGGAATTGGTGGAGAAGGGAAAGGACGAAATGAGCTTTCCTTACGATGAAGCGCTTTACTGCGAGGAGTACGGCTGCCAATTTTGGGAGGCATACTGCAAGGACTATGCCGCAGGCTGGTTTATCCGCTATGAGATTCTGGAGAGTCCGCTTCACGAGGACGCAAAAGAACCCTGCGCACCGCGGGAGAAGGAGGTTTAAATGCATCTGCGAAAAGAAACCTGCTATGAGTGTGAAAAGCACCTTCGCTACATGGAGAGCAGCCCCGCCAAGCAGATGGGCGTCACCATGCACATGGGAGAGCGCTTTTGCACCGGCGGTAAACGGGCGCGCAAATTTAAGCGCAATGATCCAAAGATCTATGTGCCGAGCTGGTGCCCAAGGAGAAAGATACCCAGCGAGCTGCGGGTCTACTGCTTCAAGAGCACGATAGACTGGATGCTGCACGAGAGGCTCTGCTATGACCTTGGCAAAGAGATCTCTCCGGAGGCGCACCGATATGCTGTGCTGTATGAACTGCACACGCCCTTCTCACCTATGGAGTTTGCAAGGCGGTGCAATGAGGAACCGGACGCAGAAACCGTTGGAGCAGCCGTTCACCGGCATTATGTGGTTGAGATCGACGACGGGATCAGCCCCGCTTTCTTCTACAAGACGGAGCGCGGCTACGAGCTGTTGGCCTTGTTTGACGCGGAGACCGCACGAAAAAACAAGATGGAGGACACGAATTGAACAATATCGAAAGGCACTGCGATACCTGCAATGATTCCTTTTACGAAACCGAGCGAAATCCAAGCGGCGGGAAGAAAACGGTCCGCTTGCAGCACTGCCGCAACGCCGTCTACAACTCCCCCGCCTACACGCATGAGATGTTACTGGAGGATTGGGACAAGGGCTTCTGCCGCCTTTGGACCCCTATCACAGAGAAAGGAAATGAACATGAACAACAATTACTCCCTCACGCAGAGAAATGAGCTCGTGGAAAAGTACCTTTGGTGCATCGACACCGTGATCCGGAAGAACCGTCCGCTGATGCGGGCGGCACATCTGGAATATGACGATGTGTACCAGCAGCTTGCGCTCCGGCTCATCAAGGCCGTGGCGGGCTTTGACCCGCAGAAGGGGACGCTTCAGCAGCACATCTTCGCGCAGCTCAAGTATGAGCTTCTGAGCTGCAAGTCTGCCCGCCGCCTGTGCGGTCTGACCGGCGCGCCCAAGGAGTATCGAAAAAGAGATATGGTCTCGCTTGATGCACTTTCGGAGAATAGCCCCTTATACGAAGGGGCAATGGCCGCGTGAGGAAAGGAGACAGGAATGATTTTACGGGAAAACGGCACACGCTTCTGCGCAGATGGAAAAGTATTTACCATCGGCGGCAGGATCTCGGCAAACGGTGAGAGCGAGTACGAGGGACTTTTCGGCACGATCACGGAGATCCGCAGCGGTGCAGACCGCGAAACGGAAAACGATGTGCCGGATATCTACTGTGATTTTGAGATACCCGCCTCGGAGGAAATGCTCCGCGAGCTGGAGGCACGCTTTTCAGACTTATACGGAGAGACAAAAACCATAGACGACATCAGCCTTGACTGCGTGATCATGTCTCCCGATATGCTTGAGCCGCTGGATACGCCGCCAGGGAAGCGGGAAGATATACGCAAAGATATGGACGCTGCGGCAGACATCTTTGCCAAGGTGCTCCAAATGTCGGACGAAGATCTGCGCGCCCTGCGCGCTTTCCCGGTATCGCCTACTAAGGATGAAGCTGCATGGGAGGTTGTGACAGAGGTTTGCGGTCTCGGCGGCTGTGATATGCGTGCCTATTCGTTCAAGGAGGAACGGAGCGCACGGGTGTTTGCCGCGCTGATGGAGCATACCGGCTGCCGCCTTCGCTATGATACGGCTTGTCCGAGCTGCTATGCCGAGTACCAAAAAGACAGATTAAAAGAAAGTGAGGACCTGTAAATGAGCCTGCGCGATAAAATGCTTGCCGTGATCGACGATGTGAACGGCAGCGTTGCCGAGCGCGAAGAGCTGGTGGAGATGATCGCCATTGCCCTTCTGACCCGCAAGAACCTGTTTGTATTGGGTGAGCCGGGTCAGGCCAAGAGCTATGCCATCAACCTTTTTCGCCGGCACATCACCGGCGCGCGGCAGTTTGAACGCCTGCTCTCCAAGCAGAGCGACGAAGAACAGCTTTTCGGGCGCGTCGATCTATCCAGCCTGATCCCCGGCAGTATCCCGGACTCCGCGCTGGAGAATGATGATATATACCAAAATCTGCGCTTTGATCTAAATTGCGCGGTAGACGGCTTGGGGCAGAGGAAGAATGCGCCTGAAACCTTCACCGTGCTGGGCAAAGCCGCGGACAAGCTGGAGACCTACCGAAAGGCCGTGGCCTTGCTGCATCACAGCGAGCCGGTCGTGCAGACCTCCGGCAAGATCCCGGAGGCGGACATTGTGCTGCTCGACGAGATCTTCAAGTGCAATGACGGCGTGCTCAACTCGCTCCTGACTGCGCTCAACGAGCGCAAGTACACCAATGAGGGCCGTACATATCCCATTCCCACGATCTCCTTTTTCGCGGCGTCCAATGAAATTCCCAATTTCAGCGATCCGCAGGAGAAGATTTTGGAGGCGCTGTATGACCGTCTGGAGCTGAAGGTAGTGACGGCCAACATCGAGGACCGAGATACCCGCCTTGCTGTTCTCAAAAATAAGCAGAGCGGCGCCTTCGGGCAGATTTCCTCTACGATCACGCTGGAGGAGCTGACCGAGATGCAGCGTGAGGTGGCCGCGATCCCCGTGCCGGATGCTGCGAACGAGCTGGCGGACGATATTCTCTGCGAGCTGCGTAAGAGCATGACGGTATCGGACCGTAAGTACCTCGGCTATTATCCCATCGCGCAGGCCAAAGCATGGCTCTCCGGCCATGATAAGGTGGAGGCTTCCGACCTTCTGGCACTAAAGAATTACCTTTGGCGGCTGCCTGCCGACCGGGAGAAGGTGGAAAATGTTCTGAACCGCCTGTGCGTTAATCCCATGCAGGAAAAGACAGACAATCTCCGTGCTATGGCGCTGGAGTCTCAGTCTGACTTCAAGGAAGCCTGCGGCGACGGACGGGCAGATCTCGCCCGCAAGGCGTTTATCAAGCTGCGCGGGGAGCTGATACGGCTTTACCAGAGGCAGTGCGAGCTTCACGCTGCCGCGCAGTCGGATGGTGAGATCGCCTTGACGGACAGCCTGCTTGCCGACCTTGAGGGTATCAGCCGACAAGCCCATGAGGAGACCGGCTTTACCTATACGCCGCTTTCTGAGATCGCGGCGCTGAACTGAAATCTTAAAACGATAACATTTTATATGGAGGCATGAAGCTATGCTGAATCGAATCGTTCTGATGGGAAGACTCACGCGCGACCCGGAGCTGCGGAAAACGCAGTCGGATACGCCGGTCTGCTCCTTTTCTCTTGCCGTTGACCGCGATTATAAGAAGGACGGCGAAAAAAAGGAAACGGACTTTATTGACATTGTCGCGTGGAGAGCGACGGCGGAATTTGTGAGTAAATTCTTCACGAAGGGGCGTATGGCCGTTGTGGAAGGACGCCTCCAGATCCGCGATTGGACGGATAAGGAGGGCAACAAGCGCCGCAGCGCGGAGGTCATCGCCGACAACGTGTATTTTGGCGACTCCAAGCCGAAAGATGGCGGCGATGTACCTGCCTATGAGGGAGAACCCGGCGCAGGGTTCGGTGCGCCGCCCAGCGGCTTTACACCGAACTTTGGCGAAGAGAATGGCGAACTGCCGTTCTAAGAAAAATGGAGAGGGAGGGCAGCTTGCCCTCCCTCCGGCACTAAATATTATACGAGGAGAATACGATATGCCAAGCTGTGCTATTTGTAAGAAATCTGTCACGTCAGGTGTTATTCTGTGCGGACACTGTGCAAAGGGCCTTGCGCCATACACGCTTCCCGCAGATCTCGCGTGGTTTATCGACCGGTTATCCGAAGAGATCGTGCTGAACAATGATATCTACGCCTGCTCCATGTGCGCGATGCCGGCCTGCACCAGCCAAGACAGCGGCATGACCTGCCGCAACGGCGTCAAGGCGTGGCTGCTGAAGCGGGTGGAGCAATTCTTCCCCGCAAAGGCAGCGTGACGGAGGTGTGCGATGCAAGAAAACATCTTATCAAAGCTCTTGACCGAGTGCCCCTTTCCCGAGGTATTCGAGGACACGGAAAAGGTGGAGGGCTGCTCTCTCCCGGCCCCTCGACGCAAGATCGGGCATATTCGCGCCGACTACGACGGCTGGCGCTGGTACAATACCGTGTGGCCGTGCCATAAGTCGCTTGCTACACCGGAGGTATGCACGGAGATCGACCGTGTTTACGATGCACTGATTGCTCCGGGCGCCTTAAAGGATCTTGCTGCGCTGCGTAAATTCTGCGCTGATCACATGGACGCCTGTATCTCAAAGGAATATGAGGATGAGTTCAGCTTTTACTATGTGGGCGAACGCTGTAATTTCTGGATCAGGCTCATTACCCGCAGGAGAGACTACAATATGTACTTAAGTGCCTACATCAAAGAGCATGATAATCAGAAATATTTTGTCTATCTGGAACGGCTGCGGCAGAGCGGAGAGACAAATATGTACGGCGCTGCGCCCTATCTGCAAGCCGAGTTTCCTGAGCTTCGCTATGATCGAAACAAGGCAGGAGATATCCTCTTGGCGTGGATCAGGACCTTTAATGAGAAGGAGGACGACACGCCATGCTGAAGCCTTATCGGACCATTCAGGATGTTTTGGCTTCTCCGTGGGCGCAGCAGCCGCAGGCAGAACGCATGGAACGGACTGACCGCGTGCTGCGCTCAACCAAGCTGGAGAATAATATCTATCATGACCTGCGCGCTGAGGACACCGCCATGGACGAGATCGAGCGGAGTGCAGGGGAAAAGCTGAGATCCTTTCCCGCACTGTCACAGGATGTATTCCAGTCGTTTTATTCCCTGATGCCCCGGCACAATGACGAGACGGTACTCTCTTCGGCGGCGCGTAAATTCAACGCGCCGATCTTGGAGCACATTACACAGAGCGAGGAGTATCCCACGCTCAAAGAGGTGTGCGAGGGACACGAGCTCCCAGCCTATGAAGCGGCAGCGGAATTTGTGTCTGCGGCGTCCGATGAATTAGACGAACTGATGCGTCAGTGTGGGGAGACAGGATATTTGAGAAATGTGGGATAAGGCGGGATGAGGGGGGAGACGGCGGGAAAACCCTTGAAATACGCGGGAAACGGCGACTTTCGGCGCGGGACGGAGGCGCGAATTATCAACAATCTTGAGATGAGGATGCGTCGGCGGCGGTCGGCGCTTTTTTCACGCCCACGAGGCCGCACAACGGCGGCGGCGCGGCGAGGCGCACACATACGCAGAATACGAAAAAGCCCCGGAAACGCCCGTATAACGGCATTTCTGAGGCTTTTAGATGGCATGAGCCGCTCGGCTCCGTCCCGGAAGTCACAGCAGCAGACCAAGAGGACGAGAGCTTCGCGGCTCATGCTGCTATTGTAGCAGACGCGGCGGCGGATTGCAAGAGGGGCAAGCGTGCTAACGGAGCGTTAGAGCGTGCGAGTTTTAGGGAAAACGGGGCTTTTCGGCGCGGATCGGCAGGGATGAGGGCGTGCGCTGGCCGTGCGAGGCGTGCGCGGCGGGGCGGCGAAGCGGGGCAAAACAGGCGGCGAGCAATGGGACAAATCTGCAAAACCGATGGGACTGTGTCCCATTGCCCTGTTTTCAAGGGTTTTCGGGCTTTCGACCCTCGTTTTTCGCCGCTTCATCAATGGGACAGAAAACAGATTTACAACTAAATCAAAACAGCGCAAAAAATCAAGCGGTTCCACCTTGGGCTTCAGCGTCCTCGGCGGGGCCGCTTTTTGTTGCGGAGCTGCCGTTGTGATACGTCCAGTAAATAGACTCTTTTTTCCGTTCGACGTGCTTTCGATATTTGAGATGAACGAGGTCAAAAATGTCCTCCCGCTGCTCCTCCGGCAGGAGGCGATACATGGCGATCAGATCGGCCTCCTCGCCCTCCAGCGGCGAGCCGTCGCAGATCAAACCCGCCGTCTTCTGATGGGCGAAGAGGTCGTCGCTCGCTTTTGCGGGGGACGGTTCAATTTCGAGTAAGTAGTCGGCGGACACCTCGAAAATTCGGGCAAGCGAAGCAAGCGCATTATACCCCGGCTTGCTTTTCCCAGTCTCCCAATCGCCGACGTTTCCGGGAGAAACGCCAACTTCTTTCGCAAGCTGGCCTTGGGTAAGGTTCTTTTCAGAGCGTAGTTTTTTTAGTAGGGCACTGAACACAAAAATACCTCCTCGAAATTGCGGGTAATTCACACGCAAAACTATTGACAAACTCGTAAATGCGAGCTATACTAAGTGCGAAAAGTGGTTTATGAATAAAGCAAAATAAATCATAGCACACCCCGACCGAAAAGGAAATAGCAAATCGGCGAACGGTAGAGTAAAAGCGAGCGGCGAGGGTCTTCCCCCCTTACTTCAATTCATTCCCGGCGTTACAAATTGGGCAAAGCACCACACGGCGGACGCCTCGCCGCCGTATGGGAGTACCGCAAGAGCAGCACCGATGCTTCGAAAGTTTACAAACCGAAGCATAGCGAAAGAAGTCGAGAGAGCTTGCGCGGTTGGAATCGGCAGGTGTTGGCGCACCGCAGATCCTTTTAGAGGAAGTCGTTCTGATTCTCATTTCTCAGCGACCCTCGCCGTTCACTTTTACTCTACCACAAACGCCGAGAAAAGGAAAGGAGGCAGATCATGAGACGCGGCAAGAAGCCCACCCGCAAGCAGAAGATCCGGCTCGGGCAAGCGGGCCTCGCCCCGGAGAACTGGCTGGTCGTGAAGCAGAAGGCAAACGGCGAGCTAATCATTCTGAACAAGTACCACGACACGATCCGCGTCATCCCGCCACTGGCCGGATGAGCTTTGCAGGAAGGAGCAGCAGCATGAAGGAGCAACCGCACATCTGCCCGCTGTGTGGGCGAGCATACGACGAGCCGCCCGCGCTGTCGCGAGCGGACAACCAGACGGACATCTGCCCGAGGTGCGGCATGATGGAGGCACTGGCGGCCATGCCGAGGCGGGAAACGCCACAGGATCGGACGCGGCGGGCCGTGTACGCCACGGGCAACCGCTGGGCGATCGAGAACTTTGAAGCGACCCACCACTAAGCCGAAACGCCCGGAAGGGCGTCACCGGGAACTGCCCCACCCGGTCTGAAGATGGCAGGGCAGAAAGGAATGACGGCAGCATGAGAAAGATCAAGAAGATCAACGGCTTCCTCGTGGTCAAGTTCAACGACCGCGAGAAGCGCGAGTACGAGGGCACGGCCCTCGGAGAGTACGGCGTGATCGACGCGGAGGTCTACACGGGCAATCTGGACATCGACCGGGGCGCGATGGAGTACGACGACGCGGACACGCTGGAGGTGGCCGTGGAGCTGGCACGGGGGCTGGAGTCCGAGGAGGACATCACGGACGAGCCGCCCACCTACACCGCCGCCGTGGAAACGAATGAGAGCTATACCGAGGAGACAGTGGAGCCCGCCGCCCTGATTGAGGGCTGGACGCGCCGCCTTGCCACGCAGGTCAAGAGCAAGCACTACCCCGACACCGACCCGCGCACCGCCGCGCACGAGCTTTACGGCTTCAAGATGGCGCTGCATCAGATCGGCTTCCTGCCGGAGAGCGAGGTCATCACCGACCCGGACACCTTCGGCGCGGGACGGCTGGACGGCCCCATGCCGCGCAACCCCGAAGAGCTGCTGGCGTTCGTGTGCGACGAACGGTGCAAGAACCGGGCCGGACACACGCAGGAGGAGCTGGACGCCATTTGCGCGAAGTGCCCGCTGGGACAGCTCTACGAGGACGCGGAGGCACAAGACCTGCGCATCCGGGAGCGGAGCGAGCGAGCGCTGCGGGAGCACATCGAGGGCGTGAGGCACGCTGAGGACACCCCGACCGCCCTGCTTGGCGGGCATGAGGTGCTGGCCTACCTTGCGGCGCTGCGGGACGGACAGATCCTGCAGGAGAACGAGTGCGAGCACTATGCGGCGCAGATCGCCGAGGCGGGCGCAGCGTGGGAGACGGTGCTGGAGGGCGTGAGCTTTGAAGACCTCTCCCGGCTGCGGCACCTGCTGCGGGAGGTGGACGAATACACCAAGGACGGCGGCGAGCTGTTCAACGGCTTCCAGCACGAGACAGAGCGCATCCCGGCGCATCGGCTGGAGGAGCTCCACCAGCTCGGGACGGCGCTTCTCGGCGAGTGCCCGGAGAACGACTGCACGATCTACCGCAACGTGTTCCGCATGGCGGTCGACGTCGACGGGCAGATGGGCAAGCTGACGGGCCACGCGAGGGAGACGATGCAGCGGGAGTATGAGCGGCTGCTCCGGGAGTTGAACCGCCTCTACACCATGAACCACGCGGTGAAGAAGTACCGGGAGGCGCAGCATGACAGGACTTGAACTACTCAAGGCCCCGGAGGCCACGGCGGGCGAGATCGCGGACATCATCTCCGCACCGTGCCCGCCCATCATCCCCGCCCACTGTGACGGCGTGAGCTGCCGCGCGTGCTGGCTGGCATGGCTGACAGGGGAGCCACTCAAAGGGAAAGAGCCGCCCGACAAGCGGACGGCTCCGGATGATGCTCCCGCCTACTACCATCCTCCAGTGAAAGCAATCCGAGAGGCGGCGGAGAGGATCAGGGAGGGGCGCATAGAGTACGCAGCAGAAGCGCTCACTCGCCGCTCCGCTCCAGAAGAGCCTCGACAGCCTTGAAGGCGTAGGCCCTTGCGACTACTGACGCCGCATAATAAGTTTCCCGGCAGACGGCAACAATCGCCGCCTTCTGGGCCTCGGTGAACCCAGCGTCAACGTGCTCGCCAGAGTCGAGAATGGCAGAGCGAAGACGCTCGCCGAGAATAGACCAGTCAACGTCGCGGCTCTTGTCGACCTCGTCGAGTACACGCTCGACGGCATCAAGGGCAGCATCAGCCATAGACAACACCCCCTCCCCGGGCAGCGGCCCAGCTCCATTATACACGATCGGGAGGGCAAAGGAAAGGAGCAGCAGAATGTTCAGCACAGAAGACCTCAAGACCGCGATCGGCGCGACTGTCATCGCACGGCGAAACGCGGCGGCGCGGCTGCGGGAGGCGGGCAACCCCCGCGACCCGTTCCGGGCGCTGCCGGGGATGGAGCAGCAATTCTTTGAAGCGGCGCAGAGCGTGCGCAGCTACGACCTCGTTCTCAACTTACTTGAGAGAGAAGTGAAGCGGGAGGCGTGAAAGTGCGCGGGGCGCACGGCGCAAAGCGCGGCGGTGTTCCTTATCACGGCGGGGCTCATCATCCTCGCGACGCTTGGCTTCGCGGCGGCGCTGCTGCTGATGCGCTGCCCTGTCCCCGCCGTGAGCGTCACCGCGTTCATAGGCGTGGCAGTCTCGCTGGGCTGGGCGGTCATTCGGAAGTAAGTCTAAGAACGATGGGAAAGGAGGGCAAGCGATGAGAGGCCCGAAGAAACGGCTGACGCCGTTCGGGAAGATGGTGGTGAAGGCGCTGGCTGACCGGGACATGAGCCGGGCGGAGCTGGCGGCCACGGTGGGCACAAGCCCGCAGTACATGAGCTACATCCTGAACGGAACACGCTCCGGCGAGAAGTACCTCCCGGCGATCATCGCCACCCTCGCGCTCGACCCGAAGAAGGCGGAGCGGGCGATCGCGGCATGACGCACGGAAGGGAGGGAACGGAGTGCCGGACGTATTCATCACGCTGGAGGAGGCAGCGGCTTTTGAAGGTATCACTTACGAGGCCATGAAGAAGCGCGTTCAAAGAAGCCCCGAACAGCATAACGTAAAGTCACAGGCCCGGGAGGGCGGCGGCAAGGATCAGGTGTTGATCTCGACAAGCTCCCTCTCGGCAAAGGCGCGGAAGGCATGGCGAGCCGCGCAGAAGGTGGAAGGGAGTGAGGTCATCATAGACAAGAGAGCGCAGGAGGCCGTGCCGTGGTACGTCACCGCCGACCTGAACCAGTACACGGAGGCGAACAAGAAGCGCTTCTATGAGGCGGTAGAGCTGGCGGCACGGGTGCAAGACTTCATCGACTATGACGGCCCTGACCGCACGGGCTACGCTGAGCGGTACGCGCTGGGGCTGGGGATCAGCCCGCAGAGCCTGTACCGCTACATGAAGAACGTGCTGGAGGCGAACGCATGGGCGCTGAAGCTGGAGAAGGAAGACGGCAAGAGCCGGGACTACTTCCGGGCGCTGGCGCTGTGCCGGAAGCCAAAGGAGACGGGTACGTTCCCGAGCTTGACGGACGAGCAGAAGGCGATCATTGAGAACATCTGGTTCGACAAGCGGTTCGCGGCGAACCTCGGCACGATCGAGATGCTCTATGAACGGTTTGAGCTGGAGGCGGAGCGGCGGGAGTGGGAGGAGTATCCCTCCATCAAGACGGTGGCCCGGTATATCAAGTTCCTCATGGGACAGCGGGGTGCGGAGTCTGCCCGGTTCCTCGCCGCCAATGGGACACGGGAGTGGAAGAACAAGCGGATGATGAAGGGCAAGCGCGACGCGACGAGCCTTCAAGTCATGGAGTATGTTGTTGGCGACGAGCACACCTTCGACTTTTGGGTGCAGTGGACGGCCCCGAACGGCAAGATCAAGGCCGTGCGCCCGAAGCTGGTTGCGTGGCTGGATATGCGCTCCCGCGCTATCATCGGCGATGTAGCGTGCGTCAACGCCAATTCGCAGACGCTGAAGGAGTCGCTGGTCAAAATGATCTACAGCAATCCGGGCGGCGTTCCCCACATCCTGCACGTCGACAACGGCAAGGATTATACTGCCGAGGTCATGACCGGGCAGAACCGCAAGCAACGCAAGCACCGCAAAATCGACCTTGACTTCGCATTTGACTCAGAAACGGTCGGCTTCTATCAGAGCATCGGCATCCAAGAGGTCGGACGCTCGCTGCCGTATCAGCCTTGGGACAAACCGATCGAACGCTTCTTCTCCACGGTCTGCTCAAAATTCTCCAAGTGGTTTGAGAGCTACACGGGCACGCTGACAGGCTCCAAGACCTACGCCAAGCGGCAGAAGGACATCGACCAGATGCTGGAGCGCGGGGAGCTGCTGACGATGGAGGAGTTCTTCGAAGTCTGGACGGAGTGGAAGAACACCAAGTATCACACCCGCAAGCATCGCGGCCTGAGCGACGCGGGCGAGAAATGGGTTACGCCGATCGAGATGTTCGAGAACGGCCCGCGCTATGAAAAGGCAGCTCCACCCCGAGAGTACGCGGCGATGCTGCTGATGAAGGCGGCGACCGCCCGCGTCACAAACCAAGGCATCAACAAGTTCGGCACACTCTACACGGACACGGAGCTCGCCTACTACGTCAATCAGAAAGTCAACATCAAGTGGGACATCGACGATGTCACCAAGCTCTATGTGTACGACATGGACGGCAAGAAGATCTGTGAGGCGGTGTCTGCCGAGCTGCTCGCCTTCGGCCCGCATTGTTCTCAGGCGGCACTGGAGAAGCATCTGCGAGATCAGAAACGAAACGAGCGAGAGGTCAGGGAGTATCTGGAGGAGCGAGTCCGCCCTTACGAGCTGCGGCTCGAGGACGGTGCAAGGCCCTCGGATGCAGTGGGCATGATCAACCTGACCATCAAGGCCACGCCGAGCCAGAAGTTGGTCTCCCTGCCCAAGGACAGAATGTTCCGATCGGAACAGGCAAGCAAGGCGAGCCGGAAGAAGGTCACGGACGACACCTTCCTCAACGCCAAAGGCGACAAGGCGCTCTCCCTTTTGAGAGCGATGAACGAATGATAACGGAGGTACATCATGGAAGTTACAGCAGCAGAGCGCACCACAATCTACACCAACATCAGCCCCCTCGCACAGCGCGTGAACAACTACATCCAGACGCAGCACTCGAGCATTGCGGCGGTCGCCAAGGACATCGGCTACAGCCGCACCACCGTCTCCCGGTATCTCACGGGCAAGTATGACAGCAACCCGAACGACCTTGAGAGTAAGCTGACGGACTTCCTCACCCGGCAGACGGGCGAGGCGGTCGACCTGACGACGCCGTTGGCGAAGTCAGAGGGCAAGACGTGGCAGACGCCCGCATTCTTTGAGAGCCGGGACGCGAAGGCCGTGCTCGGTGTATGCCAGAGCTGTCAGGAGTACATTGGCCTCGGCATCGTAGTCGCCCGCAGTGGCTACGGCAAGACCTACGCCCTGCGGCAGTACGCGAAGCTCTCCCGCGTGGCCTACATCGAGTGCGACGACACCATGAGCAGCCGCGACCTTGTGGAGGCGATTGAACGGAGCATCGGGCTCCCAAATGGCTACGGCACGATCTGGCGCAGGGTGAACGGCATCCGGGAGTTCTTCAACACGAACAAGGGCTACCTGCTGATCATCGACGAGGCGGACAAGCTGGTGAGCAAGTACACACAGAAGAAAATGGAGATCCTGCGGGCGGTGTTCGATCAGAGCGACGTGGGTCTTGTGATCGCGGGCGAGCCGAAACTGGAGGCACAGATCAAGACCTATCTCGTGCGTATGGCGAACCGGGTGGACTTCTACGCCTCGCTGCGGGGCCTCTCCCCCTCGGAGGTGGAGGGCTATCTCACGGACTTCCAGATCGAGCCGGAGGCGCTGGTGGAGTTGAAAGCGCGGGCGTGCAATATGCAGACCGGGTGCTTCCGACTGCTCGACCGCACGCTCTCTAACGTCCGACGTATCCTCAAGGAGACGGGCGAGGAGACGGTGACGGTGAAGACCATAGCACAGGCGTCGTCCATGATGATGCTTTGAGGAGGGACAGCAAATATGAGAATAGAACGCATCAGCGGAGCGATCCTCATCCTGCTCTCCGGCGTGCTGCTCCTGATGGCGGCCTATGGCGGGACGCCGGAGGATCGGGACGCGACAGCGATCCTCCTGACGCTGCCGATGGGTCTTGTGGCACTGTTCACCGAGATCCCGGAGCGCGGCAAGCGCACCAAGCGAGACTACCGGGCGTAAAGCCCGCAACATTAACAAATTGAAAGGAGCCGCAAACATGGCAAGGAAACGAGTAGTCGAGGCCCCGAGCCTCCATTCATGGGAGGACGTGAACGACGCCCTCCGTCAGATCGCCGAGGCGCAGATCGCGCTGGGCGAGATCCAGAGCGATATGCAGAAGCAAATCTTAGGGGCACAGAAGGTCGCCGAGGAGCAGAGCAAGCCGCTCAACGACAATGTGGCCAAGCTGGAGCGCGAGATCAAGAGCTTCGTCACCGACCACAGGGACGAGATGGGCAAGACGAAGTCGATGGTGCTGACGTTCGGCGAGGTAGGCTTCCGGCTCTCCACATCCGTCTCGCTGCCCCGGGCGAAGGAGAAGCTGGAGGAGATCATCCGCCGTCTCAAGTCCCGCCAGATGACGGACTGCATCGTGGTGGAAGAGAAGGTCAGCAAGGAGGCTCTGAAGAAGTACGGCGAGGACACAGTGAACGCCGTGGGCGCAACGTGGAAACAGAGCGACGTGTTCGGCTATGAGGTGAACATCGCCAAGCTGGAGCAGATCAAGGCGGGCAACTGAGGAAGGGGGCTCACGGAATGACAGCAGCAAGGACTGGGCGCAAACAGCCCTCCATCCGCACGCTGTGGGCGATCGCGAAGTCGCCGGAGCTGCACCTCACGGACGAAGACCTGCACGCGGTTGTCTACCGCGAGACAGGCAAGGAGTCCATGAAGATGCTGACGCAGGGCGAGGTCAACACTGTTGCTCGCGTGCTGCAGAACATGAAGGACAGTGTGAGTCGGAGCGTGCGGGACAAGCGCACGGACACGGGCGGCGACATCCGCACCACCGCACAGCGCCGGAAGATCTACGCGCTGTGCGAGGCGCTGGGCTGGAATGACGACCCGCGCCGCATTCAAGGCTTCGTCAAGCGCGTGGCCCATGTCGACCGCATCGAATGGCTGAACATAGCGCAATGCGAGAAGGTCATCGAGGGCCTCAAGGCGATCCTTGCCAGAGAGCAGCGGAAGGGGGCCGGGCGGGATGGATAACGAGAACCAGCGGGAGCTCGATGTCCTGGCCGCGCTGGAAGGCATCCACCGGATGCAAGAGAGCATCCGGGACACGGAGCTGGACATAGTGGTGGAGACCGGGATCATCTTCCTCCGCTTGCACTATCAGCGGCTCCCGCCCGGAGTGGCCCGCCGTCTGACGGAGATCTCGCCCCGGGACGTGGCGGAGGTGTCGGAGGTCATCCGGGAGAATGGCGCGACGCCGGAGCAGCGGCGAAGCCTGGGCGACCGACTGGCGAGCGACGCAGCCGTCGCCCAGGTCATCCGGGCGGCGAATGTCTACCGGGATCGGCTGGGCTACGGCCCGATCGAGTCGGAGGTGGAGGCGTGAGCGGGCGGAAGGCTGGGGCGATGGGGCTCGTCGAGAGGCTCGCCGCCGTCCTGGCCGTGAACGAGATCGTCCGATCCCGGCGCTTCCTGGGAGAGAACACCAGCAAGGAAGACCGCGAGGAGCTGCTCAAGCTCACGACCTCCGAGCTCACCTCGACGGCCCAGGTGCTCGCCTCCGCCGTGCATCTCCGGCAGCAGGTGGAGACGGCGGAGTTCACGCGGGCCCTCATAGAGCAGCAGAAGGCCGCGCAGCAGCCCCCAGGCGGGCCGCTTGCGTGTTAAGGGGGGACGGTATGCCGACGAAGAAGAAACGCCTCACGCAGCGGGAGAAGGCCGAGCGTGCGGCGATCAAGAAGCAGCTCCAAGCGGACGGCGTTCTCCCACCTGATAAGCCCCGGCTCAACCGCAAGAAGTTCGCCCGGGAGGTGTGGAAGGATTTCAGCGAGATGGATGTCTACACCGCAGATTTCTACCTCCGCAAGGCGATCATGGCAACGGTGGGGCCGGAGATGCACGAAGTGACATCGGAGCAGGTTGGTGTCCTGAAGCTGATGAAGCTGGCGGTGGAGACCGATCGGTTCATGCAGCAACTCAAAACAGAGGGGCGCGAGCAATACAGCATCGGGGAGTATGTCGAGAAGGTCTACAACCCGGTTATGAATTTATAGGAGGATTCACATTATGGCAAAACTGACACCAGACGCGACGAGGACGGAGCATGGCCTCGTCATTAACGAGAAGATCATCCCGTGGGGCGCGGTCTGGCCCAAGGACTCCGGCGCGTACAAGAAGGGCGCACAGTACAAGGCCGACCGTCTGCTCTCGGGCGGCACGGGCAAGGTCAAGGGCGTGACCATCCACAACACCAACGACCTGAAGAACGTGGAGGAGGACGCCGAGCAGTACACCCGTGCGACGTGGCCTAACGGCAACATGAACGACGCCCGCGTCCACTACTACGTCGACGACATCAACGCATGGCAGAACCTGAGAGAGGACGAGGTGGGCTGGCACGCGGGCGATGGCCGGAAGGCCACGGGCGGCAACGAGACGACGCTCTCCATCGAGATCATCATGGACGGCTCGGGCAGCAAGGAAGACCGCAAGGCTGAGGAGAACGGCGTGCTGCTGGCGGCACTGCTGCTGAAGAAGCACGGCTTGAGCGTGAACGAGCTGTACACGCACAACCACTGGATGGGCCACCCGGACTCCATCGTGCAGGGCGCGAGGAAGAACTGCCCGCTGTACATCCTGCCCCATTGGGCGCAGTTCAAGCAGAAGGTCGCCGCAAAGCTCACGGAGCTGAACGGCGGCGCGACCACCACGGAGGCGGGCAAGACGGAGATCATGGGCAAGGCCAAGGCGAGCGCACAGCAGATGGCGCTGTTCGCCCGATCCAAGAACGCGGAGCCGCAGCTCCCGGCGTGCTCGCTGGAGCAGCTGGCGCAGTTCTTCCTCGAAGAGGGCGAGGCCGAGGGCGTGCGCGGCGACGTCGCCTTTGCGCAGAGCCTCCACGAGACGGGCTTTTTCAAGTACGGCGGCATCGTGCTCCCCACGCAGAACAACTACGCGGGCATCGGGGCGCTGAACGGCAACGCCAAAGGACAGGCGGCGACCTTCCCCGACCCGCGCACGGGTGTCCGGGCGCAGATCCAGCACCTGAAGGCATACGCCTCCAAGGAGGCGCTCGTGAACGGGTGCGTCGACCCGCGCTTCTCCCTCGTGACACGGGGCTCGGCGCAGTATGTGGAATGGCTGGGCGCAAGCGACAACCCCAACGGCAAGGGCTGGGCCGTACCGGGCAAGGGCTACGGCAGCAAGATTATCGCCCTGTTAGGTCAGATCATGGCGTTCGAGGTGCCCCAGCCGTCCGCACCGAGCGAGCCGGAGGAGCAGGAGCCGGAGTTCCCGGCGTATCAGTTAGAGGGGCTTGAAACGCTCGTGGAGGCTGGCGTCATCAACTCCCCCGAGTTCTGGCGGCAGAAGTTCAGCGAGCAGGTGACGGTCGGCGAGATGTTCGGTATCTTGGGGAAGCTCTTCACAAAAGTGACCGAGTAAGGACGCGGAGGGCGGGACATGGAAGACCTCGTAAAGGAGCTGACGATCGACATGGTTCCTGACGGCGACAACCGCATCATCGCGGAGACGATCGGCGTCGAGAACTACTACAAGCTGTGCTCGGTCGTCGGCGGCTCGACCATCTACCTCCAGAAGCCGGAGAGTGTCCTTCGCCCTGTCCGAGACGCTCACATCAAAGCGGAGTTCAACGGCTACAACCACCCCGAGCTCGCCCGCAAGTACGGCGTGACGGAGCGGTGGGTGCGGCAGCTCTGCGGCGAGGGGAAGCTGGAGGGACAGATGAGCCTTCTCGACTACGGCGACGAGCCGGAAAACACTACGTTCTAAGACAACATTTCTAAGAAGCAGTACATATATAAGGTTCCTGAAAGGGACGGTAAAATAAGACTATGAGCATAGCTCATAGTCTTATTTTTATATCCAAAGGAGGACACCAAACATGAGCATGGAGATCATCCAGAGCGCGGCGACCGAGCTGCTGGTCAACGTCGCGCTCGCCGTGCTGGCCCTCGCCGGGGCCTACGCGGTCTACTACATCCGGCTCGGCACATCCAAGCTGAAGGCGCAGACCGCGCAGATCGAGGACGCATCCACCCGCAAGGTGCTGGACGACGCCTTGGAGGACGTTGCGAACCTCGCCACGCTGTCGGTGGGCGCAATGGAGCAGACCACGGCAAAGGCGCTGCGCGAGGCGGTCAAGGGCGGCAAGGCAAGCCGCGAGGAGCTGGTCGCGCTGGGCAAACAGGTCTTTGACGAGGTCAAGGCGTCGATCGCGCCGGAGGCGCAGCGGGTCATCACGAAGAACCTCGGCAGCTTCGACGAGTATTTGACGAAGTGCATCGAGGCCGCTGTGCTGGAGATCAAGCAGAACGAGCCGTACATCACCCTACCGGAGAGTGCGCTCATCGAAGGCGAAGCGGAACGGTAAGGAGGGCGGCACATGGACGTCTCTCAGATCACCGCCCTCATCGGCGCGGCGGCGTCGCTGCTGTGCACCGTCGTCGTCGGGGCGCTCACCTTCTTTATGAAGAAGACGCTCGCCAGTCTTGAAGAGGCGGACAAGCGGAACGCCGAGGACATCAAGACGCTGGACAAGAACCTCAACGACCTGAAGGCAGACCTCCCCCTGATCTATGTGACGCGGGAGGACTACATTCGGGTCATGAACAGGGTCGAGGACAAGCTCGACCAGATCCTCTACGGAGGCAAAGCCAAAGGAAAGGAGGAGTGACCTCATGGCAATCCTTGACGAGCTGACCGAGCAGGAGGTCAGCAAGAACAAAGCAATCCGGGGCTACATCGTCCGAGCCCTCGCAAAAGGCAGTCAGAACGCCTTGCTCGTCCGTCAGATCACAAACGCCCTCGTCGCTGACGGCCTGATCTACTCGCCGGACATTTCAAAGCCGATCGAGTATCTGCAGGAGGCGGGTTATGTGACCTTCACCGACCGATCGGTGAACGCCTACAACGCCTACCGCAAGGACTCCATCATCAAGCTCACTCGAAAGGGTGTTGATCTCGTCGAGGGCACGATCAACGATCCGGGTATTGATGTCTAAGGCGGAGCGACGGAGGACGCGGGTCAGCTCGACGATCGACAAGCTCCCGGACGATATTAAAGGGCAACTCGACGTCCGGCTTGCGGACACCTCCAACACCTATGAAGAACTGGCGGCATGGCTCAAGGCTGAAGGCTACGAGATCAGTAAGTCAGCGATCGGGCGTTATGCGATCCGCACCACACAGGCGGCGCAGCGCGTAGCGCAGACCATCCAGCGTACTCAGGCGATCGCTCAAGCGGTGGAGGCCCACCCCGACCTCGACTACACGAAGGCGGCGTCGATGGTGCTCATGGACGGGCTCATGCAGCGAGTCAGCACCGCTGAAGACGACTTTCAGGAAATGCCGCTGGATAAGGCGGGGCGACTCATCGCAAGCCTCGCCCGGAACGCCACCTACGAAAAGCGCGTCCGGCAGGACATGAAGAAAAAAGCTGAGCTTGCCTTCGAGCAGATGGAGACGGAGCTCATGGCAGCAATCAAGCAGCACCCTGAGCTTGCTGGCGAGCTTCACGATGTGCTGGAGCGTGCAAGAGAGAAGGTGCTGGCAGATGGCGAAGATTGACCTGAACGACTACCTCGAAAAGCTCACAGAGCCGGAAGACCGGGAAACGGTCGCAAACCGCGCGTATCAGCGGGAGCTGTTCGAGCAGTACGTCACAAAGGACGGCAACTTTCCCGAGCAGCGGGCGCAGCTCCTTGAGGACTTCAGGGTCGGAAAGGAACTGACCGGGCCGAAGGGACTGCGCCGGAAGCTCGGAGCCTTCGATCTTGAATACTTCGGGCGGGCCTATCTCGCGCACTACTTCGTCCGCCCGTCGCCCAAGTTCCACGGCGAGCTGGACAGGATATGGCGGGAGGGCGTGCTGAAGGGGATGAACCCGGAGGTGGACGCCAAGCGGATCAGCCGCGCGGATGGGTGCCGCCGTGCGATCGAAGCGCCTCGTGGCCACGCCAAGAGCACGACCTTCACCTTCAAGGACGACCTGCACGCCGCCGTCTACGGCTACAAGCACTACATCATCATCCTCTCTGACAGTTCGGAACAGGCCGAGGGCTTCCTCGTCGACATCAAGACGGAGCTGGAGGAGAACGCTGCCCTGAAGGAAGACTTCGGCGAGCTGGAAGGCAAGGTCTGGAAGTCCTCTGTCATCCTGCTGGCCAACGGCGTCAAGATTGAGGCAATCGGCTCGGGCAAGAAGATCCGTGGCCGACGTCACAAGCAGTGGCGTCCCGACCTTATCGTCTGCGACGATCTGGAGAACGACGAGAACGTCAACACGCCGGAGCAACGCAAGAAGCTCCGCGACTGGTTCTATAAGGCGGTCTCCAAGGCGGGCGACACCTACACCGACATCGTTTACATCGGCACGCTGCTCCACTTCGATGCGCTGCTGGCCAACGTAGCGAAGAACCCGAGCTATAAGTCGGTGCGCTATCAAGGCGTCATCAGCTTCGCCACCAACGGCGAGCTGTGGGACGCATGGGAGTCCATCTTCACCGATCTCTCCAACGACAACCGACAGGAGGATGCACTGGAGTTCTTCCAAGCGAACCGCGAGGCGATGCTGGAGGGCACGGCGGTCTTATGGGAGGAGAAGCTCTCCTACTACGACCTCATGGTCATCCGCATCTCCGAGGGTGAGGCGTCCTTCAACAGCGAGATCCAGAATGACCCCATCGATCCGGAGAACTGCACCTTCCAAGAAGAGTGGTTTGACTTTTGGGACGACGAGGGCAAGGCGCAGCCAGACTTCTCCGACCCGAAGTTTCTCTTCGTCGGAGCGAACGACCCATCGCTGGGCAAGAACAAGAAGTCGGACACCAGCTCCATCATCGCACTGGCAAAGGACACGCAGACGGGCTACCTCTATGTCGTGATCGCGGACATCGCCAAGCGCAAGCCGGATCAGATCATTGAGGACGCTCTCGACGCGAGCCGACGCCTCCAGCGGGAGTACAAGCGGCCCTACTACAAGTTCGGCGTGGAGACGGTGCAGTTCCAGTATTACTTCGCCGAGATCATGCGGCAGCGTGCGGCAGCGGTCGGCGAGTATCTCCCTATCGAGGAGATCAACAGCACGCAGAACAAGGATGCACGCATCCAGTCCCTGCAGCCGTTCGTGAAGAATGGCTACATCAAATTCAGCAAGAAACACAAGACACTGCTAAAGCAGATGACCGAGTACCCGATGGGCAAGAACGACGATGCGCCGGACGGCCTCCAGATGGCGGTCAAGCTGGCGCTTGACGTCAAGACCGGGCGCAGGGTCGACTACAGAAGCGTCATCGCCCGCGCCCTCGACTTCCGGCGCGGAGCCTACTAAGGAGGTGAGGCGCATGATTATCCAAGAGAACACAATCATCCACGGCGACAGCCTCACCGTGCTCCGTCAGATGGAGCCGGAGAGTGTCGACGCAATCATCACAGACCCACCCTACGGCATCAACTATGTCTCTCAGACGGGGGCGTCCATCAAGAACGACAAGAGCCCCTTCATCTGGTTCCTCTACGACGCCTTCCGCGTACTCAAGTCCGGCGAGGCTGGACGCGGCGGCCTGATCTGCTTTACCCGTTGGGACGTGGAGCAGACCTTCATCGACGCGATGAAGATCGCGGGCTTCAACGTCAAGAGTGAGGTCATTTGGGATAAGGTCTACCACGGCATGGGTGACACCAAGGCAGCGTTTGCACCGTCGCATGAGAACATAGTCTTCGCGGTTAAGGGCAAATACAGTTTCCCCGGCAGCCGCCCAAAAGACCTCGTCACCTTCCCGAAGATCAACAGCTCCAAGATGGTGCACCCCACCGAGAAGCCTGTTGGTCTGCTGGCTAATCTCATCTCCTCGGTCACGAAACCGGGCGACCTCATCCTCGACCCGTTTGCCGGAAGCGGTTCCACGCTGGTCGCGGCGAAGAAGACGGGGCGTCGCTTCATTGGCATCGAGCTGGATGACGATTACTTCGTCACGGCCCAGCGGCGCATCGAGGAGGTGCGGGAATGAGCCGACTCAAGCAGCTCGTCACCCGGCTTAGACGCCCGGATATGCGGGAGGTCGCCGTGGCGCAGGTCTCCGACAAGTACAGCGAGTATCCCAGCAATGGCCTGACGCCTGTCAAGCTGGCTGAGATCCTCCGAGAGGCCGACGCGGGCGATGTTCTTCGGCAGATGGAGCTCTTTGAGGAAATGGAGGAGAAAGACCCTCACCTATTCAGTCAGCTCCAGACGCGCAAGAACGCCGTCACGGGCCTTGACTTCGAGGTGATCCCCTTCGGCGACGAACCGCTGGACAAGGAGATCGCCGACTTCATCGAAGAGCAGCTCAACGGCATCGAGAGCTTCGAGGATGTGGAGAATGACTTGCTCGACGCAATCGGCAAGGGCTTCGCCGTATCCGAGATCCTGTGGGGCTATGACGAAGGGCACGTCGTGGTGCAGGACATCAAGACGCGACATCAGAAACGCTTCTTTTGGGACACGCTGGACGATTCGTTCAAGGTGCGAACGAAGGACGTGCCGGAGGGCATCCTGCTCCCGGCGAACAAGTTCATCGTTCACAAGTACAAGGCTCGCAGCGGTCACACCTCTCGGGCGGGCATCCTCCGAGTTGTGGCGTGGATGTACCTCTTCAAGAACTACGACCTGAAGGACTGGGTCAGCTTCGCTGAGATCTACGGTCTGCCACTCCGGCTGGGCAAGTACGCGCCGGGAGCGAGCGACAGCGACAAGGCGGCGCTCATGCGAGCCCTCATCCAGATTGGCTCCGACGCGGCGGGCATCATTCCGGATGGCACGAGCATTGACTTCATTACCACGGAGAAGACCTCCAGCTCCGACCTCTATGAACGGCTGGCTCGTTACTGCGATGAACAGATCTCCAAGGCAATCCTCGGCCAGACGCTGACTTCCGACTCGGGCGGCGGCAGTTACGCACAGAGCAAGACGCACAACGATGTCCGGCACGATCTCACCGTCGCCGACTGCAAGGCGCTGGCGTCCACCCTCCGGCGCGACCTCATCCGCCCGCTGTGCATCTTCAACTTCGGTGAGGACAAGCGCATCCCCTACATCCGCTTCGACTGCGAAGAGTCCGAGGACTTGACACAGACGGCGACAATCCTCGGCACGCTCATCGAAAAGGTCGGGCTTCGGATACCCACGAGCTTCGTCTATAAGAAGTTCTCCATCCCCGAGCCGGAGGAAGGTGATGAGATTGCAAAGCCCGCCTACGGAGGCGGCATGGGCGGCGTGCTGCCGTTCAAAAGCGATGCGCTACTCTCCCTCAAGGCGGGAGCTGACGCGCCGATCGGCACGCAGCAGCACATTGACAGGCTCGCCGCCGCCGCACTCCGCAAGGGCGCGGGCAGCTTCAAGCGCGCGTTCGAGCCGGTTCTCAAAATGATTGAGAACGCAGACAGTCTCGAACAGCTCCGCGAACTGATGGAGGATGACACAGCCGTCGCCGAACTCTACGCCGCGATGGATGTCTCCGAGGTTGAGGAGCTGCTGCAGAAGGTTATGCTCTACGCCGATCTTGAGGGGCGGGTGGTCGAGGATGGATGAGTTCACCGCGCTTTTCAGCCGCAAGGACATGACCTTTGAAGAAGCGGTCGCGTACTTCAAAGAGCGCGTCCCTGTCACCGCCTCGCGGTTCTATCAGATCGCCGCCGAGTACCGCGCCCTCGCCTTTACGGTCAGCGGCTACACGAAGGCGCAGGTGCTCAAGAAGTTCTACGACGAGCTGCTGGCCGCGCTGGAAGAGGGTAACAGCCTTGCGGAGTTTCGCGAGAACATGAACGACTTCCTTGAAGCAGAGGGCTACGAGGGCATCACGCCCTACCAAGCCGAGAATATCTTCCGCACCAACATCCAGACGGCCTACAATGTGGGCCACTACAAGCAGATGACCGAACCGGGCGTCAAGGCGCTGCGGCCCTACTGGCAGTATGACGCCGTCAACGACTCAAAGACCCGCCCGAGCCACCTTGCGATGGATGGGCGCGTGTTCATGGCGGACGATCCTATTTGGGACACATGGTTCCCGCCCAACGGCTTCAAGTGCCGCTGCACGGTCAAGACGCTCTCCAAGCGCCAGATGGAGCAGCGGGGGCTGACGGTGGAGACCGAAGCACCGAGGGCGGCGCGGCTGGAGGATGGGCGCTTCGTCAACATCCTGCCCGACCCGCAGTTCGATACCAACCCCGCCAAGGTACGCTATCAGCCAGACCTCACAGGCTACCCCGAGCCACTCAAAAAGGCGTACCAAGAGCGCGAAAAGGGGAACACTCCGCCATAAGGCCACAGAGCCCCGCTGTGCGCGTTTTGCTCTCGGCAGGGTAATTTGACGGGTGCGGCAAATAAGGGGCGTGCGCACGCGCTCTAACGCCGTTTCCGGGCGGTTCGCGGCGACACCAAAGGAGGACAGATGCAAATGGATGGTTTTTTGACCCTAAAAGGCGGCAATGTGGAGCTCGTGGGAGCGCCGGAGACGATCTTCGTCCTCCCCATCGGCCACGTTGTCAGCTCGAAGGGTGAGTTTGATGTAGACGATGAGAGCTACAAGGCGATGAAGGCGCAGATCGCCAAGCGCGGCGTGGATCTCGTCGTTGACTACGAGCATCAGACGCTCAAAGGGTGCGAGGCACCCGCAGCCGGATGGGTGAAGGAGCTGAAGCTGGAGGACGGGCAAATCAAGGCCGTCGTCGAGTGGACGCCCCGAGGGGCGCGGTACCTTGAGAACAAGGAGTACCGCTACCTCTCCCCGGTCGTGAATGTCCGCAAGGCGGACAACAAGGCGATCGGGCTCCACTCGCTGGCACTTACCAACACTCCGGCGATCGAGGGGATGAACCCCATCGTCAATTCAGACAATTTTGAAGGAGGACAACATTCTATGGACATCAAGAAGCTGGCAGAACTGCTCGGTTTGAGCGAGGACGCCACGGAGGAGCAGGTCGTGGAGGCGCTCAAGGTTTGCCTCGCCGAGAACCGCAGCCTCAAGGAAACGGAGAAGCAGCCGCCCGAGAACGTCGTGGCAAACAAGGCGGTCTGCGAGCTGCTGGGTCTGAAGGCGGGCGCTGCCGCCGAGGACGTGACCGCAAAGATCATGGAGCTCAAGAGCGGCACGGTCGACGGCGTCAACCTCGCCGAGGAGCTGAAGGCGCTCAAGCAGCAGAATGCGGAGCGCGAGGCCAACGACGCTGTCATCCTCGCCCTGAAGGCGGGCAAGATCACCCCGGCGCAGAAAGAATGGGCTAAGAGCTACGCCCTGAGCGACCCGAAGGGCTTCGGCTCCTTTGTGGAGAAGGCCCCGCAAATCGTGCCGATGGACAAGATTGAGCTGGACGACGTCAAGGCCCTCAAGAGCGACGCGCTGGACGCCGACACGCTGCTGGTCTGCAAGCAGCTCGGAATCTCGCCCGACGACGTTAAGAAGTACGGTATGAAGGAGGACTAAGATCATGGCAAAACTGACTGATGTGAGAGATACCCCTGAGATTGCCAACGGCGCAAAGGTCATCGCGGTGCCTGTGAAGGGCGGTACCACCATTTATCAGGGCGCACTCGTCGCTCTGGACGCGAGCGGCTACGCAATCCCCGGCAAGAAGGCCGAGAGCCTGACCGCTGTGGGCCGCGCCGAGGAGACGGTGACAAATACGGGCGCAGACGGCGAGTTGGTCATCCGCGTCGCTCGCGGCGTATTCGTCTTTGATAACACCGCTACCGCTGCGAATAAGATCACCGCCGCCCATGTTCTCAAGCCCTGCTACATGGAAGACGACCACACCGTCACGGCGCTCGCCACGGGCGCGTCTGTGGCTGGCACCGTCATCCGCGTGGATGACGAGGGCGTCGCCGTCGAGTGCGGAGGCTACATTCCCGCTGCTGCCGCCGCAGGTGTGGGCGGCTAATCGAGTAAGGAGGTACATCCATTATGATCATCACCCCGCAGGCCCTTAGAGGCATCTATACCGCCTTCAACACGGTCTTTAACAAGGCGTTTGAAGGGCAGCATCCCACCTATGAAAAGGTCGCGACCGTCGTGCCCAGCACCAGCGAATCCGAGACCTACGCATGGCTCGGTGACATCCCCGGCATGAGGGAGTGGATCGGTGAGCGCGAGATCCAGAACCTCTCCGGCTCCGCCTACACCATCAAGAACAAGGACTTCGAGCTGACTGTCGGCGTAGACCGCAACGCGGTCGAGGACGACAAGATCGGCCTCTACAATCCTTCCATTCAGATGCTCGGCGAGTCCGCCGCGCTGCATCCCGACGAGCTGGTCTACGGTCTGCTGGCCAACGGCTTCACCGAGAAGTGCTACGACGGCAAGGCGTTCTTCGCTACCGACCACCCTGTCGGCAAGGACAAGGCAAGCAACAAGGGCACCGCGAAGCTGAGCATGGACGCCTACAAGACGGCGCGTACATCCATGATGAGCCTGAAGAACAGCAAGGGCCGCCCTCTGGCGCTGGTTCCCGATCTGCTGGTCGTGCCGCCCGCACTGGAAGCGGACGCCCGCGACATCCTCGTCGCCGACTTCATTAACGGCACGAAGAACACCATGCAGGGCACGGCGGAGATCCATGTGGAGCCTCGCCTTGCAAGCGACTCCGCTTGGTTCCTGCTCTGCACCAAACGTCCCGTCAAGCCGCTGATCTACCAGCAGCGCAAGAAGGCGAAGTTCGTCTCCAAGACCAACGAGACCGACGACAACGTCTTCATGAGCAAGAAGTTCATCTACGGCGCAGACTCTCGCGGCAACGCGGGCTTCGGCTTCTGGCAGATGGCCTACGGCTCTGACGGCACCACCACCTAAACCGCCCGGGGCAGAAAGGAGGGCACGGCATGAGCTACAGCACACGCGCTGAAGTACGGGACATGGTCAAGGATGACGCGCTCAACGCGATCATCGGCGACACCTTCATTGAAGACCCCGCCGAGCGTGAAGAGCTGGTCTCCCCGATCATCGATGCGGCGATCGCCGACGCGGACGCAGAGATCGACGGCTACCTCGCCAAGAGGTACGCCGTCCCTCTGGCCCCGGCCCCGAGGGTCATCAACAAGTTCTCCAAGGACATCGCGGTCTACAATCTGTTCTCCCGCATCGGCATAGACGAGGGGACGGATCAGAAGACCTACCTGAACCGCTACAACGCGGCGATCAAGTTCCTCACGCTGGTCGCGGAGGGCACGGTGTCCATCGGCACGGAGACGGAAGACCCGGCGAGCGCAGCGGCGGGCGGCTTCAAGGTCAAGTCCAACAGCCGCCTGTTTACCCGCGAGAAGATGAGGGGGATGTGAAGCATGGCCATGTACAGCATCCGGCTCGACGGCGACACGCGGGCGATGCTCCGCAGGATCAGGAGCTTCTCGGAGATCGACAAGCAGGGCATCAATGCGGCACTGGCTGAGGGCGCGCGCGAGTCGACGCTGGAACGGTTTAAGCAGAGCAAAGGTCCGGACGGGCGCAGATGGAAGACCTCCATCCGCGCCGCACAGGAGGGCGGCAAGACGCTCATCCAGTCCGCACAGCTCCGCAACTCCATCCACGCCAAGTCGGACACCTCCGGCTTCGCGGTCGGCACGAACGTCAAGTATGCGGCGACGCATCAGTTCGGAGAACCGGGCCGCACCATCCGGGCGCGGAAGAAGAAAGCCCTCCGTTTTCAGGTGGGCGGCAAGTGGGTCACGAAGAAGCAAGTCCGCATCACCATCCCGGCCCGTCCCTTCCTCGGTCTCTCAGAGGACGATATGCAGGAGATGAAGGCGACGGTCGAGGAGTTCATCCAGAAGGAGGATTGATCTCTTGCTCTACACGGAAAGCAAGCAATATCTCATCGACAAGCTGAAAGCGGCGGGCATCAAGTCCAAGCCGTTTACCACAGAGAAGGCTCTGGAGAAGAGCCAGGAGTCCCACATCGGCGCGGTCTTGTTCGAACGTGAGACTTTCACCCGAAACGGTTCCAAAAAGAGATACAGAGACGAAGAGGGAACGCTGCACAAAAGGCGGAAGATCATGGAACGGGCGACCACGTTCGGCGTGATCATCGGCGGCTACACCGATGATGAAGTCGAGGAGATATTCGACCGCTTTGTGGCGAGTCTTGACCGTGGCATCTACATCGACGGCAACTTCGTCCTCATTGAGATTGAGGGAGCGGATTGGGTCGACAAGGACGACTCACTCCTGAAAGCACAGGTCGCCGTGCAGGTGATGATCACCTTCAACGGCGGCGTTTACCGTGACACGGGCTTCGCACCTCTGACCGATGTCAGAGTGACGTCCGTGGAGAAGATCACATGAAAGGAGCCTACAGATGGCGACTAAAACACAGAAGCCGGAAGGCGCTGCCGCACCGGAGCTTGTGCCGATCGACAAGCTCCGTGAGCAGCACAAGGTTGGGCGTGCCACCTACGCGGGCGTATGCGCCGCGAATGGCTGGCGGCCCGGTAAGGCGATGACGGAGGACGAGTTCCTCGCCGCCGTCGCCAAGTTCAACAACAGCCCGATGAACGGGCGTAAGAGCAAGGAGGCGAGGAAGTAATGCTTAGAGATGTACGCAGCAACGTCACGGACGGACTGCTCGGCTTCGCCACGGCAACGGGCGACGGTCTGCACATCAAGATCGGCGTCTCCCCCTCTGTCACCGAAAAGCCCATCACCATCCTCGGCAGCATGGGCGCAAGCACCATCAAGTCCAAGCTGGGCCTGTCCCCGCTGGCCGATGCGGTCATGGACGCGGTGCAGGGCGGCGCGGCCCGCGTGTTCTGCATCCCCGTCGCCGCGAGCACCGCTGGCACGATCGGCGAGGTCACGAAGACGGGCGACGGCGGCGGCAGCGTGACCGTGCAGGGCTCGCCCAACAACGCCTACGCGCTCACCGTGCGCTTCACCGCGCAGGGCGGGCTCAACACCGCAGCCTTCGTCTACTCCATCGACGGCGACAACTTCTCGGATGAGATCACCGTCCCCGTCACTGGCAGCTACGAGATCGAGGGCACGGGTCTGACGATCAAGTTCACCGAGGCGAGCTCGCCGGATCAGAAGCCCAGTTCCTTCCTCGTGCGCGACACCTACACCCTCAAGACCACTGCACCGAGCATGACGAACGGCGATGTGCTGGGCGCGATTGAGAAGATCAAGAGCTTCAGCGAGGAGTTCGAGTTCGTCCACATAGTCGGCGGGAGCACGGTGGAGCTGTGGGAGGCGGTCAGTGAAGCACAGAAGGAGCTGATGACGGTCTGCCACAAGCCCTGCTTCTTCCTCATGGAGGCCGCCTATCCCGCCGACGAGGCGGATGGTGACCTGAGCGATTGGGCGCTGCAGATGGAGGCAGACCGTAAGCGGATCAAGAACTCCGACATTCAGGTCTGCGCCGCATGGGGTCGCCTTGTGCGGCTGGACGGCACCACGCAGATTGTCAACCTCGCGGGCCTCGCCTCCGGGCGCTACGCCATGACGAAGGTGAGCGTGTCCATCGGCAAGACCAAGGACGAGGACGCGCTGGGCTTCCCCAAGACGAAGCTGCTGGAGCTGGTTCCCATCGGCTACGACAGCACCGTCATTGAACTGCTGGACGTCGCGGGCTATATGACCTTCCGCGAGTACGACGGCCTTGACGACATCTTTGTCTATCACACGAAGATGATGTGCAAGGACGGCAGCGACTTCCGCTATGCCGAGGATGTGCGTGTGAAGAACAAGATCATCCGCGAGACACGCAAGAAGGCGCTGCAGTTCAAGAACGACGACATCGACCTTGAGGACATTCAGGGCGAGCTGGACGCGCGGGCGAAGTTCATCAGCGTGCCGCTTGACCGCATGGTGGAGGACAAGGAGATCAGCTCCTATGAGACCACCGTGGACGAGAGCTGCTACGATACCTTCCTCGAAGATGAGACCATGAGCGTCATCATCCGCTACCTCTCCAGAGGCTATATCCGCGAGGTCGTTATCGACATCGGGCGCTCGGCTCTGAGCAGCAACTAAGGGAGGAGGACAGGCAATGCTGAAGGTAAACGGAAAAGCCTATGATTGGGGCGACGTGGATCTGAAAATCCCCGGCCTGAACATTCAGGTGCAGGAGATCAGCTATGACGACGAGCTGGAGATAGAGGAAGTCTACGGCTACGGCTCCAAGCCGCGCGGCTACGGCACAGGCAACTATAAGGCGTCCGGCAAGCTCTCCATGCTCCGCGACGACTACGACGATCTGCTGGCCTACTGCAAGCAGAAGGGCGTTCCCTTCTACAAGATGGAGCTGCCCTCCATCATCGTCTCCTACGCCAACGAGGGCGCACGCACGAAGATCGACGAGCTGAAGAAGGTCAAGTTCTCCAAGCGCAGCAACAAGGCAGCGCAGGGCGACAAGAGCCTCACCGTCGACGTCGACATGATGATCGTCGGCGGCGTGTATCAGGACGGCGTCGCACCCGTCTAAGGACAACATTTTTGAGAATAACAAGGAGGAAGTCACACTATGGAAAGCACCAACAACCAGACCCCCGCCCGCAGCAGCGAGGAACAGCTCAAGGCCAAGTACGGCGGCAAGCTCTACCGCGTCGGCATCACCGTCCCTGTGGATGATGAGAGCGAGAAAGAGTTCTCCTACTACTTCAAGCGCCCCACCGTCCCCAGCTATGACCGCTACATCAAGACCGCTGCGCAGGGCATCACCAAGGCAAGCAAGGCGTTCATGCTGGACGCGGTCATCGACGAGGACGCCGAGCGTCTGACGAAGGACATGGAGGAGAACCCCGGCATCGCGATCTCCATCGGCAATAAGCTGACGGAGATCCTCGGCCTGACGGGTACGGCAAATTTGAAGAAGCTCTAAGAGAACGGGTCGCGGAGGTACGGGAGAGCTTCGTGGAGCGCGGGCTCCTTGAGATCTATCGTTTTGTGCCTCCGCCTCTCTTAGAGACCTTTGACCCCGAAACGATTGACGACGTCGACGAGTTCCTCGGATGGGTCGCAAAGGCCCGCTTCATGCAGGAGCTTGAGGAGGGCATCGTCACCCGGGCGATCGTGCGAGCGTTCCCCGAGTGACGGCCTCCCGTCGCCGATCGTTTTTCCGCCTCTATCTCAAACTGGAGGTGAAAGCAGAAAATGAGTTTAGAGTCCGTATTTAAGCTGTCGCTCATTATGAACATGATCGACAACCTCTCCGGGCCGATGGCGGGCGTGGCGTCCAAGGTCGGCGCAAACGTCTCCAAGCTGGACGCCGCAAGCCAGACCTTCGGCAGCATGGCAAAGGCGGGTGCGGCGATGCAGGAGACGGGCTCGCAGATCGTAAACGCTGTGCTCGCCCCGGTAGAGGCGACCTTTGAAACGCGGCGTGCGCTGGGTGAGCTGGCCTCGCTGGGTGTGCAAGACCTTGAAGCGGTCGAAAACGCCGCACGCAGCTTCTCTGATCAGTGGGCGGGCACGTCGAAGGCGGACTTCATCAGCGCGGCCTACGACATCAAGAGCGGCATCGCCTCCCTCTCTGATGAGGGCGTCGCAGAGTTCACAAGCCTCGCGGCCCTGACCGCAAAGGCGACGAAGTCCACGGCGGGCGAGATGACCTCGCTGTTTGCCACAGGCTACGGCATTTATAAAGACTACTACAGCGACCTGAGCGACATGGAGTTCGGCGAGATGTTCTCGGCTGGCATCTCCGACGCCGTCCGAGCGTTCAAGACCTCCGGCTCCGGCATGGCACAGGCAATCCAGAACCTTGGCGCATCGGCGACCACGGCGCAGGTGCCGCTGGAAGAGCAGCTCTCCGTCTTGGGTATGCTGCAAGCAACGATGGGCGGCGCGGAAGCGGGCACAAAATACAAAGCCTTCCTCCGCAGCGCCACCAAGGGCGGCGAGGAACTGGGGCTCAAGTTCACAGACGCCAACAACCAGCTCCTGAGTATGCCGGAGATCCTCGACATCCTGCGGGGCAAGTTCGGCGAGACAATGGACGCCGCCGAAAAGATGGAACTGCAGAAAGCCTTCGGCGACACCGAGGCCGTAGCGCTCATCGACCTGATGTATAACAAGGTCGGCGACCTGCAGGACAACATCGTCAATATGTACGGCTCGCTCGGAAAGGGCGTGTCGGTCACGGAGCAGATGGCCTCCGCCATTCAGGAGACGGAGCCGGAACGCTTCGAGCGACTCAAGCAGCGCATCCACAACGTCACTGAGAGCATCGGCAACTCCCTGCTCCCCACGGTCAACGACCTGATGAGCAAGGGCGAGGGCGTGCTGACGAAGGTCGGCTCGTGGATCGAGAAGAACCAGGAGCTCGTCAAGGTCATCATGCTCATCGTTCTTGCGGTGGGCGGTTTCCTCGCCGTAGGCGGCACGCTGATCGCCCTGATCTCCGGCGTCGGCCTCGTCGTGACAAAAACGGTCAGCGCGTTCAAGATACTCAAGGGCGGCTTCGCACTGGCGCGAGGGGCGCTCACACCGCTCATATCCTCGGTGTGGAGCTTCACGGCGGCGCTGCTGGCCAACCCCGTCACATGGGTCGTCATTGGCATTGTGGCCCTCATTGCGGCGCTGGTGCTACTCTACAACAAGTGTGAGTGGTTCCGCAATGCGGTCAACTCCGTCATCAACTTCTTCAAGGAAACGCTGACGGCGGTGGGCTCGATCGCGAAGTCGGTGTTTGAAGGCATCGGGAACGTGATCGGCTCCGTCATGGACGCGGCAAAGGCGACCGTGTCCGAGAAGCTGTCCAACATCAAGACGGCCTACGAGGAACACGGCGGCGGCATTTCCGGCGTCGCAGCGGCGGCGATGGAGGCGGTCAAGGGCTGGTACACAGCGGGCTACACCTTCATCGACAACCTCACGGGCGGCAAGCTCTCGGAGATCCGTGAGAAGTTCTCGACGGCCATGAGCAACATCGTCCAAGGCATCTCACAGAAGTTCACCGACGCACGCACCGCCTTCTCCAACGGCCTGAACAACATCAAGAACGCCATCTCCGGCGCGGTCACGTGGTTCTTCGAGTCCGGCAAACGGATCGTGTCCACCTTTGCAAACGGCATCAAGTCCGCCTTCAGCAGCGCGGTCGAGGCCGTAAAGGGCGGCTTGCAGAAGATCCGCAACCTCCTCCCGTTCTCTGACGCGAAGGAGGGGCCGCTGTCCACGCTGACCCTGTCCGGCCAACGCACCATGACTACCTACGCTCACGGCCTGACGCTGGCGGGCGACGCCCCGGCAGAGGCGATGAACAAGAGCCTCCAGCAGGTGCAGGGCGCTCTTGACCGCAAGCCGGAGAAGAAGGTCGACCTCGGCGGCGGGAAGAAGGACAAGGACGAGAGCAGCGATGAGGGCGGCTCCGGTAAGGGCAAGCAGGTCATCATCCACAAGCTGCTCGTCCCGGTCGACCTCAAGAAGATCAAAGACCTGCAGCAGCTCCTCGCTCTTTTGCAGGAGGTCGAGGACTACGCAGCGGCCAACGAGGACGGCGAACCCGGCGACGACGAGGACGCCGTCCCGGCCCCGGCATAAGGAAGGAGGACGCTATGATCTATGTAGAAGACGAGCTGATCAAGCTCAACGGCGTCGTCCTCCCCGGTCTCGTCAAAAGCATCGAGGTCATTGAGACCGCGAAGGTGGACGAGCAGGAGGTCGAGGGCAGCGCCACTAAGCCGAAACAGGCAACGGGCTACGAGGACGCCAAGGTCAACATCGAACTGATCATCGACGACACGCCCTCGCAGACCAAGTACCAGCGATACGCAACGCTCCGGGCGATCTTCCGATCGCCCGGGCAGAGCGTGCCGCAGCCCATCCCCATCATCAGCGAGGACACCGCCGCCCACGGCGTGGAGAAGGTCATCTTCAAAAAGCTGTCCCACAAGGGCGAAAACAAGCGCGGGCAGCTTACGGCTACGCTGGAGCTGTGGGAGTACATCCCGCAGACCATCACGGCAAAGTCCGGCTCCGGCAAGTCCGGCTCCGGCAAGTCCGGCGGCGGCGCGGCGAGCAATCTGAAGGCAGACTACAAGAGCTACCTGAGCAACGAACGGGGTAAGTCCCCCGCACGGGATGACGCAGACGCCACGGCGGCGATGAACAAAGTGACCGCCATGCCGTACTAAGGAGGCCACAGTGGAAACGAAAGAACTGTACTACCCGCAGATCTCAGCGCAGGCCGGTTCCTACACCTTCGAGGAAGGCGTGGAGCTTGAGATCTATTCCTCGAAGTCCTCGTATTATGATTGGGCGAAGATCCGCTTCACGAGCCAGTTCCGCCCGAAGCTCTCGCTCAAGAAGAAAGACCCCGCCACCATCCAGCTCGGCTATGACGGCACGCTGGAGGACGTGTTCACGGGCTTCGTCTCCGGCAACTACGATGGCGGGACGTATGCCAACGAGGTCGCGCTGAAGGATGAGATGCTGCTCATGGAGGAGACGATCATCAACGACACCTTCCTCGACACCACGCCGCAGGAGCTGATCTCGTACTTCCTTGCACAGGCGGGCCTGTCCAAGATGAAGCTCTCCAGCAAGACCTACCCGACGCGCAAAATGCTCCCCATTCGGAGGCAGACCGCCGTCCAAGCGATCAACACCGTCAATGCGGCGTGGGGGCTTCGTGTTCCGTTCTTCTTCTCGGGCGGCGTCTTCTATTGGGACGAGAAGCCGGAACAGAAGAAGGTCTACACCTTCGAGCGCGGCGTGAACATCCTAAACCTGCGCCGCGCGGGCGGCGTATGGGAGCTGGAGACGGTCTCCGCGCCATTCATCAAGCACTCTCACAAAATAAACCTCATCCATCCGCAGGTGAGCGGTGAGGTCGAGGTCTCCAAGGTGGTCAGCAAGACCAACGACTCCGGCTTCATCCGCACCTACATCTATTTCTGACCCCGAAAGGAGGAAACCGACGTGCTCGAAGAAATGGTCGCGTCCGTTATGAAGAAGACGCTGGCGCAGGACTTCCCGCATTTGAAGCTCCCCGCCGCCGTATTCGCCACCATCGACTCGGCGGCAAAGAGCGACGCCTTTGACATTGAGGAACTGATCGTCCACAACGAAGTGACGGGCGAGGTGTTCAAGGCGCACATCACCTCCTACTGGTACGAGTACAAACTCACCGTCATCGACCGCTTCGGCAACCCCGACGCCAACTATCCCGCGCTTCCGGGAATTAAGTCTAAGAAACAGTTCAAGGCCGGGGCGGTCGTGGCCGTCGCGCTTCCCTACGGCGACCTCACCCCGGCGATCATCGGGGAGGTGGAGCTATGACGGGCTTGAACGATACGGACATCCGGCTCAACAGCGAGTGGCAGCTCACACAGGCCACAGACGGCGACGCGCCGCTCTGCTCGGGGCTGGAGTGTCTGTATCAGAACATCGTCCTTGAGGCGCTCACGCAGCCGGGAGACGTCTTCTATGACGCCGAGTTCGGCTGGGGCCTGTATGACTTCATCCAGTCCGAGGACACGGAGCTGACCCGTCTGGAGATCACCCAGCGGGTGCGGCTCAAGCTGCAGAAGCGGGAGGTCATCCTCCCGGAAAGCATTGAGATCAGTATTGCGTTCGAGGATGACGCGGTCGTGCTGCACTGCTCCTTCCGCTTCGCGGAGGAGGACGAGCGGCGCGAGCTGGACGTCATCATCGGCGCGGTGAGCGTGGAGGTGGTATCAGAATGATCGACAAGGAAATACTGGACGCCGTGCTCCCTCTGCCTACGCTGGACGAGCTGAAGGAGCAGAAGGTCGAGGAGCTGAAGGACGAGGGCTTCGTCATCAGCAACTTCCATTCGGGCGGCGTGTTCTACACGATGCTCATGATCGTGCTGCGCATCAAGGTCGAGGTCATTGAATTGCTCCGCGTCGTGCTGAACAATATGTTCGTCTCCCACGCGGGCGGTGCGTGGCTCGACCTGAAGATGGCGGACTACTCCAAAAAGCGCAAGAAGGCGCAGAAGACGCAGGGCTTCATCACCGTCAGACGCGCCGACATGACGGGCGAGGCGGTCAAAATCCCCAAGGGCCACGTCTTCAAGAGCATCCTCGACATCAACGGCGAGGAGCTGCGCTTCTTCGTACTGGAGGCGGCGACGCTGCAAAAGGGCGCGTCCTCCGTGGACGTGCTGGTGGAGGCCGAGACAGAGGGCAGCCGCTACAACGTCCCCGCAGGGCAGATCGTGCGCACGCTGACCTACCTCGGCGACGTCACATTCAGCAACGCCGAGGACTGGATCGTGCGGGAAGGCAGCGACACCGAGGACGACGAGAGCGCGAGGGCACGGACACTCCGCTCGTGGTCGGAGCTGGCGCAGCGGGCGACGGAGGACACCTTCATTGACGCGGCGGAGTCCGTCCCCGGCGTACTGTTCGCACAGGCCGACTGCAACCACCCGCGCGGGCAGGGTACGGTGGACGTCATCGTGACAGGCACGGCGGGCGAGGCAACGGAGGGACTGCTTGCGGCAGTAAGAGAAGCCGTTGACAAGATCGCTGGCCCGTATGATAATATTCTCGTGAAGTCCTCTGTGACCGTATCGCAGAATATCTCCGTCACGGTCACGACCGACACGGCGGACACGGACGAGGCGGTGGAGAACCGGGTCAAGGCGATCCTCACCGAACTGCTGGCCGTGCGCCGCAGCCGCAAGCTCAACGAGCTGACCCTGTCCGACATCAACCACGCGATCCGCAGCGGCTACAGTGGGGCCACCAACGCGGCGGTCTCCGAGCCGGAGGCGGATGTGAAGCTGGGTAAGGACAAGGTCATCACCCTCGGCGACGTCTCCGTGACGGTCGAAAGGGAGTGAGCGGATGAAGCAGTTTGAAACCTTCGGGGAATATATGTTTGATCTGCTCTTCGCTCCCTTGAAGAAGGGCCGGAAGACGGTCAACCAGCTCCGCATCTTCTTCAAGGTCATGGGGCGCGAGTTCGACGACCTGAAGGCGGCGATCTTCCGCGTGCGCAGCGAGGCGAACGTAGCAAGCTGCTCAGAGGTCATGCTCCCCGTGCATGGGCAAGACCGGGATATGCCGCGACTGGAGGGTGAGGACGCCGAAGCCTATCGGACGCGCCTGTCCATGAAGGGGATCATCTCACAGTGGAGCGGCACGCGGCGCGGCGTTCTCTACGCGCTGACCGCGCTCGGCTACGACCGCAGCCGGATTGAACTGTTCGCCGATCAGGATGCGGAGCGCTGGGCTGAGTTCATCATCTTCCTGAACAGTTCCAAGCCCAGCGGCGTCACAAATCTCTCGGTCATCGACGGGCAAGTCCGCAAGGTCAAGGAGGGCAGCAGTAAGCCCGCCTACGGTATGGAGACCATCGGCGGGCTCATTATTCAATCCCGGCTTCAGACAGGCTTCTCACGCTATCCAAGGTGCGGAGAGATCGTGTGCGGCGTGTGGCCGCATATCGTCAGTGAAGGACATCTCGTGGCCTCGACGGTCATGGCGCAAGGCGGCGCATCGGGCGGCGGCAATCCCTTCCCGAGAGCCGGCACATTTGCAGCCTCCGAGGAGTTCTATCACTTCGGCGCGTACACCATTTATCAGGGCTTCGCCTCGGACATTGAGGTGGGCTCGAAGGCGGCGCAGGGTGCAAAGGTCTACCTGAGATGCTCCACCTCTACGCGCTGCTCTACCAACGCGAAAGGAGGCGCAGCAGAATGAAAACATTGACTTCTATCGGTATCCAGAAGATCGGGCAGCGGTTCGTTGACTCGGTCGATCATGCGGACTACACGCTCAACGGCGTTCCACAGACAGCGGAGCCCTTCCGCCGCTTCGTGCAGGGCGCAAGCGCAAGGGTCTACATTTACTTCGACGATACCGTGATCGGTGACGTCGCCGAGGTGCAGCTCGTGGACAAAGACGGCGACATCATCGCGTCAGCGGGCGAACGGGTCTTCACAAAAACACCGGGCAAGGGGCTTTATATAGCCTTCAAATATAATATCTTAGAAGTGGAGGTCGAAAGCAGCAATGAAAACCTATGAAAAAATCGGGTGGCTCGATCACGTCCAAGACATTGAGACGGGAGAGGTCATTCAGGAAGGAACGCCTGTGAGTCAGGTGAATATGAACCACATGGACGAAGGCATTTTCACAAACCGTGAAGCGGCCATTCTCCATGAGGCTCAGATTGCCGACGCGCAGAAAGAGATTAAGGTGTTGAAGGATGCGACGCTGAACAACATGGTCAACAATGTCTTTCTCATCAACTTCAACACCGTGACCTCGGTCGCGATCACGTCAGGGATTTACGACTCTGTGGCGCGAAAAATCTATGTATAAGGTCGCTTGCAGCCGCAAGGAAGCAAGCTGCATCATCGGGAGCTTGCTCGTGGAACTGGCCCCGGTATGCGAGAAGTGCGGCGGGTTGCCGGATGGCGTGCTGAACCTACAGACGGAGGCGGGGCTGTCCCTCACAGGGGACGCCGACGTCCTCATCACAGGGCACAGCATCATCAGCGGCGAGCCTGTCAGGATCAAACTCACGGACTACGGCTTCGAATATTATGGTGATCACGCCGAGCTTGCCCGCGTTCGGGAAAAGAGGTGTGTGTATCATGGCAGAGCCGTCAGTCCTACAAAAGAAAACTGAGATATTTCTCGAAAGGGATATATACCCCTTGCTGAAAAACTTCCCCGCCTCCGAGAAGTTCTCCTTGTGCCAAGAGATCAAGCAATCCTGCTACAAGCTCATCCGAGCGGCTGTTATGGCCAACAACCTCACGAACGTCAACAGACGGCTCATGTGGCTGGATGAGGCGGACGCAGAGAAGACACTGCTGCTCGTGCTTTTAGGTGTCGCCAAGAACCAGAAGTACATCACGCAGAAGAAACTCTTGGAACTGCAAGGAAAGCTCGAGGAGATCGGGCGCATCATTGGAGGACTGCAAAAGTTCTTCATCAACAACCGAAAATAGACCATCAGAAAAAGTACAGCACCTACTCAGGGTTATCTCTGTCTGGCGTCGAACCGTGCGGTTCGCGGGTACAATTCGGCCCGCAACTGGAACAACAACAATGCTACGAACTCCAATCCGAACGTCGGTTTCCGCCCCGCCTTGTAGGTTATTACGTCATCTGCGGCCACGGCTTCAGGTGCGTGTCCTTGTTATACTTCAAGGGAGAGGTAATCCTTCGCCATGTTGAGAAACGGCGTAAAAACAGTGACTGAGCTTCGCCCGCCCTCTCGTATTGGGAGGCGGAGGGAGGTCTACAATGTGGGTAGCAACCCGCGTCATGGGTGCCAAGCCGTTCTAAAAGGAAAGGATGCCACGAATGACGAAATTCCCCATTATGCTCTACAACACAAAGAACACCAAGAAGGCCCTCGTGCCGCCGATCCCTCCACCCTCCAGCTATGAGGACGCCGTGGGCTGGTCAGCGATCGAGGCGGGCTACAAGACCGCCTTGCGAGGCAGCCGCAAGTTCACGCGGGAGGCCGTGCTCTACGACCTCTATTCCGAGGTGAACAACGTGCGCCTGTGGCGCGATCTCAAGAAAATTGAGAAAACGAGACAGGCGGGCGTTAGTGAGTACACGCCGGGAAAGTATCGGCACAGGATCATCGTGGAGCCGAAGGAGCGCAGTCTTCACATCCCGCCGCTGCGGGACAAGGTCGTGCAGCTCGTCATCCATCAGGAGCTGCAGACGCTCTTCCGCCCGGTATTCGTCAACCGTTCATTTGCGTGTATGTACGGAAAAGGCCCCATCCGAGCTGCCTTCAACGTACAGCATGACATGAGGGTCGCCCGCATGAAGTGGGGCGACGAGGCGACGGTCATCAAGATCGACGTCCGCAAGTTTTTCTACAGCATCGACCGCAGCGTGCTCAAGCAGATCATCGCGAAGCGGTTCAAGAAGCTCAAGAAGAAGTACCCCGAGAAATACGAGGACTTCCTCCGTTTTTACAGGCTTCTTTGCAAAGTGATCGACAGCTCGCCGGAGGGCGAGAGAGGGATTCCGCTGGGAAATGTGAGTTCTCAGGACTTTGCCAACATCTACCTCAACGAGCTCGATCAATTCTGCATCCGCTTCCTCGGTGCGACGCTCTACACGCGCTACATGGACGATGTCGTCGTCATAGCGCCAAACAAGGAAATCGCCCGGGAGTGGTTAGCAAAGATCAAGGTGTTCCTCCAAGAGAGACTGCACCTTGAGACCAACCAGAAGACCAAGATTTTCTATGTGCGGCAGGGCGTGAACGCCTATGGCTTCAAAATCAAAGCGACGCATCTGCTTCTCCGTACCGAGTCGAAACGGCGGGAGAAGCGGCGCATCAAGCGGATGATGGAGAAGCTGCAGGAGGGCACGATCACGAAGGCGGCGATCGTCCAATCGGTCAATTCGTGGCTCGGCTTCGCCCGATGGGCTTGCGCCTACAATCTGGCGAAGAAGATATTCGCTCCCTACCGCTTCATCAAAACGGAAGGAGAGCTACCTTATGGCGCAATATCTCGGAACCGTCAAGCTCGGCGGATTTTACAACAACGGCGCGGCACTGGCAAGACCCACAAAGCCGTGGCGTAACGACAGTGAACTATATTCGGGCACGGGTGGGGGCAATATCCCCTCAATGTCCGGAGGCATTTCAAACTACAGCTTCGGCAATACGCCCCCAGACGACGCAAAGAAGCTCCAGTGGGTAAAGATCAAGGACGGCGACAAGACACTGCTCATCTGCGACCGTGTCATCCTTGTCAATGTCACTTGGAACGACCTGAACAGCGCGGGCTGGATCTTCGGCAAGGAAGTCACCATTGACGGCGCAAAGTACAAGTGCCGATCCCTGACGGGCGGCAGCAACTATCGAGGGGGCGATGCCTATGCGGGCGGCACGCCCACCAACAATGAGTGGGACAGGTTTGTCACCCGCGAGGAGGTCATTACGGGTCTTCCGGCTCCTGTGTCCTCCGATCTCGACAGCAGCTTCAATTCAACCGATCTCAGCAGTGCGCATAATCAGCTTTGGAACTGGGTGGGCGTCTATACTTGGTGCCAAGAGACGTATTCCTCGAATACGTCGTACCGTGCGGTTCGCGGGTACAATTCGGCCCGCTACTGGAACTACTACAATGCTACGTACTCCTATCCGCTCGTCGGTTTCCGCCCCGTCCTTGAAATCCTGAACACTGACCCTCTGATCTCTGACAGTGACAGAGACCTCGGAGATAAGAACAGCAATTTCACGATCACCTACACGGTCGATGACGCCGACTCCGGCGACGTCTTGACGGCGACGGAGTCGCTCGATGGGCAAACGACGAAGTCGTTTGCCCCGACGCGAAATTTGGTAAACACCATCTCTGTCGATGTCGACTCCCTGAGTCTCGGTAAACACACCGTCAAGGTCGTCGTCAGCGATGGACAGGGCGGCACAGCGACCCGGACGTGGACATTCACCCGCACAAACTCCGCACCGACCATTTCCGGCAGCGACGGCAACCTCGGAGATAAGAACCTCGGTTTCACCTATGCCTACACCATTGACGATGCGGACGGCGACACACTGACCGTCGTGGAGGAACTCAACGACGAGACGATTCGCACGATCAACAATGCGCCCAAGGGCGAGGAGCTGACCGTGACGATCACCTCCGAGAAGCTCTATGCGCTGGGGCTTAATTCGGTCAACACCCTCAAGATCACCGTCACGGACGGCAAGGGCGGTACGGCCTACCGTCGCGTCACCTTCAAACGCACAAACTCCGCACCGACGATCTCCGGGCAGGACAAGGCCCTCGGTCTGAAGAACGGGAGTTTCGCAGAGAATTACACCGTGAGCGACGTTGAGGGCGACAATGTGGTCGTCACCGAGTTCGTGGATGACGTGCAGATCCGCAGCTATCAAGCAACGCTGGGACAGCAGGAAACGATCGAGCTGACCCGAGAGAAGTGGCTCTCGCTTACCAATGGACAACACCAGCTCCGCATCGAGGCGGTCGACGGCAACTTCGCCACCAGCGTCCGTGTATTCTCCTTCAGCAAGAAAGAGACAGTCATTAAGTTCGAGCTGGTCGCGCCGGAGGAGACCGATGCAGCGGCGACTAAGGTGCTCGTGACGCCGACGTGGAAGATCGAGGGCGCGGTCGCCAAGGTGGAGGCGTGCAACAACGGTTTTGACGCCGTTCCCACATGGGAGGACATCACGGCGATGGTGCAGATCAACCGTGTCTACAACTTCACCAACAAGACCAAGACCGCGAGCAAGTGGGGCGTGAATATCCGTTTCACCATCACAAAGAATGAGGGCTTCGAGGGTGAAGTCTCCATCTCGGGTTTCGGAGGTGCGTATGAATAAAGCTATGAAGTATTTGACCCCGAAAAAACCTATCTCCAAGATCGCCCGTGACCGGGCAGAGGAGATGGAAGAACGGAATGTCGACCTCTACGAGGCGATCGCTGGACTCTTTGAAGAGCTGGCTGCGCTGGAACAGTCCAACGCGGAGCTGAAAGCCCGTGTTGAAATGCTTGAAAAAGGAGGTAAGCAGAAATGAAGGTTAAGACCTATATGATCGCCGTCTATGCCGTTCTCGTCAAGAACGGCAAGCGCGAGATCGAGGAGCTTCCCGAAGCCTATATCATTCCTGTTGCTGAGTATTTGGCTACTCAGGAAGAAGCTACCAACGAATGAGATAAGCGGTGAAGCAAAAACCCCGAGGTAAAGGCAGTTTACATCTTTCTCGGGCAACCACAAAGGCTCGTCCCGCAGTACACGCGGACCACCTTGAAGGGGGCCTCGTTTGCTGTGGGACGAGCCTAAGATTTTCTTCTTAGAACGGCGCTATTTTTTCTCAATTATCCTGTCCGAATTTCTCAAAAATCGTGTCGCGCTACATTCATACATACAGATTTTTTCATGGAGGTACTCATTTATGGAAGTTTTACAGGCA